GCATGTCGGCTACTGTAGTTGTATCTAGGAATACGGTGCCTTCATTTTCAGCAATATCCTTGGCTAGTTGTAGCGCAAGTTCCCAGTCCTCTTCATCAACAGCTCTACACAACTCGGCATCCACACATAGTCGCCAGATCCAGTGGTAGGTAAACCAACCACTACCGTACCGGTGTGTGACTAGTACCCCAACCTGCCCATGTTCGTTTATGTAGTAATTACCCACGATATGCCCACTCCTTTACCCTCAACCGGGCTAGCTCAATAGCCTCGGCACATTGTGGAAGCGGTCCACCATAGCTGTTGGCAAGAATTTGGTCAACCTGTTCTACTAGTTGTGTAACAAACCATTCTACTGGACTGGTATTAATTGGGGCCGCTAGTTGAGATTTAACCCACAGGTCCCAAACCCCTTCACTTATATGCTGAACTTGATTGTTCACTGCAGTGCCATCCATGTTGAGTTTTGATTACTACACCGCCGCGGGTAAAGCAGTCTTGGTGTGGGTCTAGGTGGTATTTGATGGTGTTTGCTACATAGGCTAGTGTGACCAGCACAAACATACCTACTACTGTCCAGTGTACCAGGGTTTTATTTTCTTCGTTCATACCGTTTCCATGTTGTGATACTTGCCAAGACCCTTGAGCAGTTCGGGATTAATAATAGGCTGATAAGCACCTTTAGCGAGCGGAACTACGCAGTGTGTTTGTTGGCGTGCTCGTTTTTCACCACACACCATGCACAGTTTACTAATGTGGAGATACCGCTCACGGGGCACATCATCTTGACACTGTGGATTAACGCAGAAAAACATTGTAGTCATTGCCTTTTTTAATTTTGCAAAGAATATATTATACACAGTTAGTCGCACACAATCAAGTGCGAATTCCTAAGGTTTGTTCTACTAGGAGTTTGCCTTCATCCGGGTTTAGGAATCGGCCTAGGCTACGACCCTCAGCCATAGCAATCCAGTCCCTACTATGCACACCAGGTCGCATTACCTGTGCTTGAATACGGTTCATGGTATCTACCAGAATCCAAGTGTTGCCAAGTAGGATCTTCCAAGTAAGTTTTTCAGTCATTGCGATTCATTGCCTTTTTAAGCATATAAACAAGGTTATTAATAGTTTGCTTGTAGTTGTTGATACTAGCACGTTGTCCTGGCAGCCAGTCGGGTCTAAGGGTAAGTGCTAGCTCGTCGTCTTGGGTAACAATAATAGGTTTTTGAGAGCCGTCACTCCAGCGCAGCCTGTAGCACTCTAGGACCACAGTTTTTGGCTGGTGGGGGGTGCTGGAGTCTGCATCTGTCATCCACTGGGTAGTGGCCGGCTCTTGTACCGCTACCCGTACTCGGCCCTGTTTTTCCATTTGTTCGATTAACCAAGTGGGCAGGTCAAGGATTGTGATAGGCTCAAAGTCTCGGGTATATAGTACTATGTTCACCACAGTCTCCTGTAAATATCAACTACACGATGAAGCTGCTGCTTATCTTCGGCTAGATAGGCCATCTCTAGCCTGTTAAGCTCGTCTAGCATTTGTTCAACTTGAGCCTTGGTATCAGGATCAAACTCACGACTAGTAAAGCCTAGCCCCTTTTGACTTGCCGACCATTTGTTCCAGCCGGTGACCTCGTAGGGATCAGGCCGGTTGGGTCGCGCCTGAGTCCACCAAAGGTAGAGTTCTTTAAGCTCTTGTGCAGCGTGAGCTTGATCTGGACTCTCCGAACCCAGTTGGATCTCCCAGTCTAGGTAGTCAAGACCTGCTTTGGGACACCGCCAGCCACGAGGGTATGGCCACTTGAACAACCACCACGGTGCCTGATACCGTTTACCGGCCTCCCGATCCCAGCGAACTTGATCCAGTGCTTTATCAATCTCTACAAAGTCGACCAGCTCACTCATTACACAGGGTAGGAGACGATCACAGAAGTCCCAGCCTGTTCCGGGCCGGATGTGTTCCTTGTGTGATCTGAGCACGTGTGTTGGTCTCTGCCAGCGAGTGTACACCCAGTATACTAGGCTATCAATCCGATCCGGAACCCAGTGGATGGTGGCTTGTACCTTATCTAGAAGTGTTTCGGCAATCCAGTAGCGTAGGGGATGTTTTTGCTTAGCTTCTACCTTCCAGCCTTCCCACTCGTCCCAGCCCAAGGCTGTGGGCTTAAGTGTACCACGAATCCTGTCCGCTAGTGGTGTACACGACCAATAGTGGGTTCTCATTATGCCTTACTCCAGGTATGTGCAATTTTAACAAAAACACCAGCAATGCTAAGCAACCAAGCACCCGTAAACTTTTGAGAATCCCATTCCACAATAAATGTAGTGTCCAGCATAATTAGTGCCCACAAATCAACCACGCCTACTAGTAGTGGTAGAAAAAGTAATAGGGCTAATAAATTAAATCCAATATTTTTTACCACTTTGCTTCTCCTGGAATAAGTTTGCGGTATTGAACCCAACCGCAGAAGTTGCCCGACCATAGCTGACCATATCGATCCTGATGCGATACACCAATACGCTCTAGGGTATCCCACTGCGTAATAGGAGTAGCCTGATGTTCAACTGGACTAGCGTGTGCGGGTTTAGATTCTACTAATTGATCATAGATACGAATAGCTTTGTCTAGTGAGGTATCCTGCTTGCGATAGCTTACCTGTGCACAACAACTAGCACTAATCTTGATAGCGTCGGCCAGCTTGATTTCTAGGCCTGTTTGTTCATCAATAAACATCTGCGTATGATTAGCAGCACGAGTTGTACGAACATAGGGTAGGTGCCATTCGTCCGGTTGTAGTGCTTGAGGTTGTGATGCGCGGTACAGTTCATGCATTTGATGGGCAAGTTCCTTAAACTCAGGCTGTGCCATCTCATGGTCTCGTAGCCAGAAGAAGTTTTCCCACTCCGTCGCAGTTACTACAGTTTTAACAATTTGAAATGGCTCTGTGAGCCGGTTAGTAATCTGCTTGTGTACATCAAAATCTGCTAGTAACCTGCTGTAGCGAATAGCACTATCTCGAGCTTCCATCCAAGTTAGCCTAGCATAGTTTTGCATATCTGGCAGTATTTCTTCATCTGCTTGCATGCCTGCTTTATTTTGACCCCAAACCACAGGAACCGCAGTGTTATCACGAATGTGTTCGTGCATTTTTTGTACAGGAATTGCACGCGAACTAGCTGTATTGCGCGATAGCATACGGTGAGTATTAAACTCAGCTAGGATAAAGCGTGGGTACTCAATTTCAAATGTAGTAATTCTGGACTTAGTGGGAGTATATACACTGTCCCTGATAATAGTAGCTTTTATATTGCTCATTTTAGTGGTAAAATGTGTGCCGACCTATAGTAGCCAGCTTGCGGTGTTGCCAACGTGGACGAACTGTGTGATTGTGAAAGTATAGTGCAGGAAAGTGTTTTGCATACTCATGTGCAAACTCTTGTGCAATAAGTGCTACTAGGATGCTATCATTCCAAGCCGGTATATCAGTTATCCTAAGATGTTTGTTTCTAGTCCAGTGAAACTGTCCGGGTTGATAAACTACTTTACAAATAGTTTTAGGAAACTGCCAGTGATTAGTACGATTTATGGTAGTTATAGCCACTGCCATCTTACCCTGCCAAGATTCACCACGAGCTTCGTGGTAAACATTACGGGCCAAGCACTGTGTTTCTGGATCCGTGGGCTTTGCCCCAGCAGCAGAAATTAGCACTGCGCCACACAACACAACAAAAAACTTTTTCATTTGAGCCTCCTTGGTGGATTGCTCAAATCACACACTAGTTTAGTCTACAATTTGCCATACTTGCCAGTTCTTTCGTTGGATTCGGTTAAGATCAATTTGATTTTTGTAACAATGAAGCCATGCGTCTAGATAGAATAGGAATTCGTTAGCTAGAAGCGGCACTTTATCCATTTTTACGATTTGCATTTTTGGTGTGATTTGGTAAAGGTTATTAATGGGTTCTAGCCTAAAAAGTAATGACTAGATTATATATTATACTCTATCAACAAAAATAAATCAAGTCCGAAATATAACCAGGTCTTTGATGGGCAATAAAAATTTTGTGTTGCACAAGGTTCTGCTAGAGTGCTATAATTATAAAAATTGTGGAGGATTTACTATGCAAACAGATTACACTAAAAACCTAGAACAGGTTATTAGACAAGAATTGCTTCCTACGTATTTAAAGTATAATAGAGAACACACCATAGAAACTAGTCCTAAAGTAAATGAACTTATAGAAACACTTGCGGTTCGTCGTGAACAGCAGGTTCCCGCACTATTTAAACCACCAAAAAAGTAGCGTTGACATAATCTTCCACAAATGCTATAATATTACTTTGCGTGGTGTTCAAGGATTTGACCACGAACTGCTAGTTGCAAGAAACAACTCAAATGCCTTAATCCACTATATAATCTGGGCCGTACACGGCTTGGAGGTACAAGTTGGATGCTACACTATAAGTCCTGTGTACAGGTAAGTGTGTTCCCGCGGCCAAGTTCTCCTACGAGACTTGGCCGCCTTTGTCTATACTACAACCATGACAACTATAAATTTTACACAAACACCACTATACTCGCAAGAAGAAGTAGACAAAATGAAGCAGGCTATAGAAACAAATCAGTTTTTTGGGCCTGGCTGGAGTAAGCCTGCTTGGCAAGAGGCTACACCAAAACCGCAAGGTACTGCACTAAAGTACGATAGTTATAAGGCTCCTATGAGCCTACTCAGCAGTGAAGCACTACATCAAACTGCTATGGTACTAGCCTTTGGCAAAGAGAAGTACGCTGCACATAATTGGCGTGGCGGATTTGAGTGGTCTCGTCCACTTAGTGCAGCACTACGTCACATCCTAGCTTTTCAAGACGGCGAAGATCGTGACCCTGAATCGGGACTAAGCCACCTAGCTCATGCTATGTGTTGCATTATGTTCCTCCTAGAATTTGAAAAAACACACCGTGAACTCGATGACCGCTGGAAGCCTGAAACTAAGTGAGCTGGTTAAACGCCTAGAGCGTACCCGTGTGCCGCTTAAAAAAGTATGCAATGAACTTGACCTAGACTACGAAAGTATACTAGAAATGGACATTGGCATAGAGCAGTGTACACACTGTAACATCTGGTCTAAGCGACTAATCCTAGACCTAGATCAAAATCCCATTTGTAGTGTATGCAGGGATATAGCTGGTATGTAAAACACTGGCCGTCGTTCAACGGATAGGACAGCATTCTTCTAAAGTGCGAATGGGGGTTCGATTCCCTCCGGCCGGGCCAAAGATTTCTATCTTGACCCTAAATCTCAAAAATTATATAATATTTTATAAATAATTCACACAGAGAACATCATGCGAGTGCATATCGCTAGCGACCTACACATTAACTTTGATACCGGACACGACACACTAGTCCTGCCGGGTGGTGATCTCCTGCTCCTATGCGGTGACCTCTTAGAGGCAGGACATATCCGACTAGCACACAATGTGGGTCGTGGTATGAGTACTCTAGATGCGTACCACAAGTTTTGTGATACCCAACTGCCTAAGTATGCACAGGTCCTATACGTGTTTGGCAATCACGAGTACTACCAGCATGATTTCTCAACTGCGCGTAAGCGTATTGAACCCCTTCTACCCCCTAACGTAACTATTCTACAAAACAGTTATGTTAAGATTGAAGATTACCTGATCTGGGGCGCTACCATGTGGACGGATAATGATCGTGGCAATCCCACAGTTGCCCATGCTATTGGTGGACTCATGAGTGATTACCAAGTAATCAAACACGAGCCTGCTAGGTTTGTAGAGGGAGCTGGTGGTGGCTACTGGACTAACAAGTTCACCCCTAGTGATAGTGAGCAAGAGCACCGGTATAGCCGTGCTCGACTAGAAGAATTTCTACTAGCCTACCCCAACCACAAAACTATTGTGATGACTCACCATGCTCCTAGCTACGAGTCAATTGCTAGTGAGTACCGTGAGCACGTACATGGTTATATCAACCATGCATACTACAGTGATCTTACTAACATCATCCTAGACAATCCGCAGGTTAAGCTATGGGCACATGGTCATGTGCATTCGATGAATGACTACCAGATCGGTAGTTGCCGTGTGGTAAGTAATCCTCGTGGATATGCTGGTTACGAGCGACAGGCTGAGCGTTTTGAACAGGCTAGCAGTAAAGTCTGGATTGACTTGGAGTAGGCTATGAATATCCGATTACACAACTTTATACATTGTGGAAGTTTTACCGTAGTAGAGCGACTAATTATTGTTGTGGGGTGTGTAGTTGGGTTATTTTTAATCTTGACTTAGTGGATACGGTGTGCTATAATATCTTTTCATTTGGAGAAGAAAACATGGCAGGCTATACCCGTGAATTTTTGTTGGAATGTTTTGCGAGCAGATATGAGCCACTGGGACTTGAAACCACCGAAAAGCAGTACAAACTGGCTAGCGACCTCTACGACCAAGTCGGCAAAGACAAATTCAGAGTCTATGCTAGCTTGGACGCCGAAGCAGTCCGTAACTATAAAAACACACGATAATGTTCAAACAACACCCCAGAGTTGGTTTTGCTTGCAAGATTCAAGAAAGCCATGACAAAGCAGCTCCAGGCCTAAACACCGGCACTACCACAATTACTTGGCTAAATAATCAGACCCGAGATGTAGCTGTAGCCAAGCTATGGGGTATTCTGGACAAGAATACTAACGCCATAATCAGGCAACTAGAGTGGGTAGCTAAAAAGCCAGCACAAGAGCGTATGTTCCGCCTAAGCAGCGACTTGCTTCCAGCATATACCCACGACGACTGGTCGTGGTGGTACTGGGAGCCAGACGTAGTTCGCGAGCTAGAGGCTAGATTTGATATGATTGGCAACCTAGCTAGACAACACGATATTCGACTTAGTTTTCATCCCGGTCAGTTTTGTGTACTAGCTAGTGAAAACCCAAATGTTGTTGAAAACTCTATTCAAGAGTTTGAGTATCATGTAGACCTTATTCGCTACATGGGTTATGGTCGTGAATTTCAAGACTTTAAGTGCAACGTACATATTGGTGGCAAACAAGGTCCAGAAGGTATCAAACAAGCACTTAAGCGTCTTAGTCGTGAAGCTCGCAATGTGCTTACCATTGAGAACGCTGAGTTTAGCTGGGGTATTAATGCTAGTCTAGAGCTAGTAGATCACTGTGCACTAGTCCTAGACATTCACCATCACTGGATTATGAGTGGGGAATACATTGAGCCAACCGATCCTCGTGTACAGCGGTTATGGGAATCTTGGCGAGGTGTTAGGCCAGTAATCCACTACAGCTTGAGTCGTGAAGATGTTGTAGTCGAACATGATCGCAATGCCCGACCCAACCTGCAGGAATTGTTAACACAAGGATTCACGCGAGCTAAATTGCGTGCACATAGTGACTACTACTGGAACCTAGCTTGTAACGAGTGGGCCGGTAGTTTTCTAGAGTATAGCGACATTATGCTAGAGTCCAAAGAGAAAAACCTTGCTCAGGCTGCTTTTGTCAAGCAAATGAAAATTTAGACTTGCACTAGACCAGTAAACGTGATATAATATGTGTATAGTGTGAATTAAGAAAGAAATAGCAATACAACTATTACCGTTTAATTTCTTGTCTTGATTCACGCTAACTAATACTGTATAATATTATATATGGGGCGGCACAAACCGCAAAAGCTCAACAAGCGTCAGCTTGGGGTGCATGAGCCACAACGATTAAAACCTTAGATCGTTACCATGCCCAGGTGGTGGAATTGGTAGACACGCTGGTCTTAGAAGCCAGTGCGCGAGCGTGACGGTTCGAGTCCGTCCCAGGGCACCATAGTTAAGTATTTTGTTCGTCCTAGGTGAAATAAACAGGACATTGCAGCCCAGAGAAATAAGGGTACCCGGCCGGTATATCCCTAAAGCGGGCTGAAGTTAATCGTAGCCGATCCTTAGCGGGATCATATGGCAGGAAGATTAACTCATGCGCGAGCAGGCAGTAAGCAAAATACTTTACTATGGATGCGTAGCCAAATGGTTGACGGCAGCGGGCTGTAAACTCGTGACACTAGAAACGCTGGTGGTTCGAATCCATCCGCATCCACCATATTGAAGCACATTAAAATCCCTAAAAAGATCAGGGCTGGTACACCACATACCTCTCAAGGAAAGTATGTATAGACCACAGTGTGTTTCAATATGGTTGTTGACTAGCCCGATAAGGCACTCTAAAGCCTGAACTGGGAAAACTTATTTCTAGTCAACATCCGTAATTGCGCTGCTCACGCTGAACCTATAAACTCTAGGCTGGTGACTAGGCTGGGGTCGTACCCCGTAAAGATATTCGACTGTACAACGTGAACAGTGAAGTCTAGAGCAAGCAGGAATGAGCACCTGCATATAATAGTTCCCGCCACGCTTACATAGTCGTATCCCTAGACTATACCGCGCAACAGGGCGATAAAAGTTACTAGTGATGGTGGACTACGTAACTGGACATTCTAGACCTGCGGGCCGTCGCCCAATAGTAACAAGACACTATGAAGCCACTTTAGGGAGTGGGGCCATAGTTCAACTCATACTCGTGATTTGAACTATGGTTTTTTGGAGATAATAATGAGTCGTACTCTAAAAGATAAACCGCACACTGTAGCGTATCCAGAAGATCACTACTTATACGATGCTATTCGTGTAGATACTAGTAGCTTTGGTTTTCGTTACATACAAGTTGCGGGCAAGAAAACTAAAAAGCGTAGAAACTACTGTCATTTTCGCTGGTATAGCACAACACCTAGCTGGTGGACTCGTATTACTATGAATCGTCCACAGCGTCGTCGTGGCCGTGTATGGGAGCACGCAGTGCTCAAGACCACAGACCTAGAGCTAGTAGATCCGCCCGCAGTAGGACGTAAACCACACGTATATTATTATTAAGGGCTGCTAGTGATAATGGGAGCACGGTGCCTTTGCACGGCATAGGTCGGAGTTCGATCCTCCGGCGGTCCACCATAAAAGATTTGGGAACCAACCCAAACAGCCCCCGTAAGGGGAATTTAAACACACGGAGATGTGTATGATGGCATATAACGGATTAGACATTATTTCAGTCGATGTTCCGCTAATGCTTAGATTGATGGAATTTGCGCGCGAAGATGCTAAACACGATAAAGATTTGCACTTTGTAGCAGAACACCTAATCAGGCTAATGCAAACAAATACTCTCCTCACTATGAAACACTATGACACAATAGTTGATAGAGGGGGTTTTTAATGGGCGATAAATATTACAAGTTCGTAGAGATTGAGGTTAGCCCTAAACTCATGAAAAAGCTCTTAGAACATATCAAAGACCCTAAGGTAACGCAAGATCATATAAACTATATGATGGAAAACTTGATGTGGTTAAGTAAACACGACGAGTGCCTTACCCTAGATGAGTACGAAGTAATCACAGAGAAACCCATAGTTAGTTAATTATGGTCGGCAGCTAGGCTTGCCGGCCTAGTAGCCGTTTAACTCCACAAACAATAATAAAAAACGGAGAACAAAATGGCAGAATCAATCACACCTGCAGGCATGATGATGAGTGGCGGCGGCGACGGTCTTTTCGGAGGCGGCGGTCTTATTGGCGGTCTTATCCTAGGCTCGCTCCTACGCAACAATGGTAATCTCTTTGGAGGAGATGGCGCAGCTGCTGGAGCAACTCTACGTAGTCCGCCTGAGCAAGTTCAAGCCAACATGAGCCTAATGCAGAGCATTGGTCAAGTAGACAAGGCAGTAGCTGTTAGTACAGCAGCCATGGAAGCGTCACAAGCCAATCAAACCATTGCTTTTACAAACCAGCTCAATGCACAAACAGGCTCATTGGCAACTCGTGTTGACGGTACCAAAGAAGCAGTTAATGCGACCGCTATGCTGCTTTCACAGCAACTTAATGGCGTACAACAACAAGTAATGGAAAACCGTTACCAGTTGGCACAAGACATTAACAATGATGGTGACAAGACTCGTGCCTTAATCACTAGTCAATACGAAGCCACTCTAAACCGTCAACTCAGCGATGCTAATGCAAACATTATTGCACTGCAATCTCGTTTTGATACCGCAGAGCGTACACGTGGTGTAGAGGTCAATACAACAACCACTGTTAACCAGATGCAACAGCAAGCTCAACAGCAACAACAATACGGTCAGCTTTACAATGCTCTCTGGGCCCTTGCTCAAAACATTCAGAATACTAACTCAGCAATCAATGTTGGTAGTGGAACACAAACCGCTAATCCAGCAAACACAAATACAAATATTAGATAATCTCTAATTAACGGTTGGCCCCCCACGTTCAAAAGACCTGGGGGCGCTTTTTATAGGAGATTATTGTGCAAAGACAAAAACAACACTTATTGCCACCATTTATGTGGCAAAAGCAAGGGTTTGCTCTTGTTCCTGCTCCGCCCCTGCCGCCTCCAATCATGGAAGATAATGACTTATTTATCAACTATGGCATAGGCACGCCCGGACCACCCGGTCCACCAGGACCACCTGGTCCTCAGGGTCCGGAAGGACCACAAGGACCACCAGGCTCACTAGCAGATGTGCCTGTGCAACTCATAGATACGCCAACCTATAGTGCTACCACAGATGAGTACTTTTTAGGCGTAATTTATAATGGTGCAGTAACGGTTACACTTCCTAGTGGAACCCTTGGCAAAGTGTTTATTATCAAAGATAGTGCGGGGGATGCTAATACAAATCCAATTACTGTGACTACTACAGGCAGTAGTATTGATGGCGAATTAACTTATGTTTTAGACACAGACTGGGGCAGTATTGGTTTGGTCTATAATGGCATAGAATGGAATGTAGTATGAGCTATAATCAAGCACTAGCAAGTACCACAGACTATGGCGTAATCAAAGTAGGAAGTGGATTAAGTGTAACAAATGGTATTGTTACTGCAACTAGCAGCAGTTTTGGCGAATATGGATTTGTTAATAGTAGTACCCCACAAACTAATCCAGTTGCTAATCAGGTTAATGTTATTACATTTGATACATTAGGCCCAGCTAATGGAGTAAGCATAGGCGGCGGCGGTAACAATATCACTGTTGCAAATGCAGGTATATATACTCAAATATTTACACTTATAACCACAAAAACCAGCGGTGGCACAGCCACACTAAGTATATGGTTACGAAAAAACGGTGTAGATATAACAGGCTCAGCACAAGAGTTACAACTAACAAACGTATTATCTATAGTATTCTTAAGCGGTAATTATACACTGAGTTTAGCAGCAGGAGATAACATACAAACCTGTTGGAGTAGTCCAGATATAACTACTGGTTTTAGCCCACTAGCTGCTCAAGTAAATCCTGTTAGACCAACAGGTTATGCAGTCAAGGTTACACTAACAAGGATAGGATAATATGAGTATAACTTATGATACTAGAACTATTACAACAACACCCGCCACAATTGATAAAGACGATGAGGTTATATTTAGTAATGTAACAACTGCGTCATCACTGGTACTACCAAACCTATCTGGAAGTAATACTGGTAAAACTTATTATATCAAAGATTTTTCAGGTAATTCAAAAATAAATCCTATAACTATTACTGCACCCAGTGGAAAAACCATTGATGGTGCAAGTTTTGCAATATTAAATACTCCATATAGCCGCGTACTACTTACTTACGACGGCACTAACTGGAAGAGTATAGCAGGGTAATTTTCAGTGCCAACAATAACAATAACAGGAGAAAATCCATGGCATATAATTCACCATTAACCTCAACCACCAACTACGGTGTAGTAAAGGTTGGATCAAATATTACAGTTACTAACGGCGTTATTTCTGTTGTAGGAAATGAAACTGTTAATACACAGCTAGTCAACAACGCAGCAAGTCCCTATACCCTAGACAGTGCAGGTACTACTCCAAATTACTACTTAGGCGTAGTAGGCACTGGAGCTGCGATTGCTATTAACCTAACTGCCGGTGTAGACGGTAGAACAGTAGTTATCAAAAGCGAAGCTGGACAAACCAGCGATATTACCGTTACGCCCAATGGTGCAGAAACCATTGAAAATGCAGCAAGCTACACAATATTAGCCGCCACAGATGGAGCAATTACACTAGTGTTCCGCGGAACAAATTGGAACGTAATATAAGGAGGACGGTATCGATAACACTACTATAGATGAGGCGGCTGCACTATAGTAGATTACATGCGGGTGTGACTGCTCTCAAATTACAGTTAAATAAAAAGTAGTAAAAATGTCAGCTTTAAAAATTCATAAATACTGGTGCCCAAAACAAGAACAAGATTACAAAACCATAATGCAAGCTGTAGATGACTTGGGTGCAGCTAGTCTTGCTCTAGCAACTAACGGTGCTCAAGCCTATACACAGTTCCTACAAGCCCGCGATCAATTTCAAGAATGTTTTACAGAGATAACTAAACACTATCGTTATGTAGAACAAGACAGTTAAAATTTTAATATTGAACTATGCAATCTAGTTTGCTATAATATTACTTTGGCGTTGATTAAAACTGCAAAGTAATTTATATTTAATTTAGGTATATCATGAAACTAAAACCTCGTAATCCGTATGTGGCACTAGCCCGCAAACGTAGGGCGGGTTCACATACCAAAACCCATAAACAAGTTCGTGGTCAACTAAATCGCAAACTAGATGCATAAGTTAATGGAAGGGTTGCTAATATTGGCCTTAGGGCGAGCCTTATAAACTCGTAAGCACTGTCCAGATAAGGCAGTTAATGTGGGTTCGATTCCCACCCCTTCTACCATAACCTAGTGAGTTGGCTGAGTGGCTTAAGGCAGCGGTTTGCTAAACCGTCGATTCGGGTCAACCGGGTCCGTGGGTTCGAATCCCACACTCACTGCCACGGAGAATACTATGAACTACTCTACAGAAACGCTTATAGCAGCCTTAGATGCTATAATTACTAAAGCAAAAAATGTTAAAAGGGGCGATAGCGTTAGTTGGAATTCAAGCGGCGGTACTGCTCGTGGCAAAGTTACCAAAGTAATTACTAATGGCGAGGAACAAATCCCCGGTAGTAGTTTTAAAATTACAGGAACGCCAGATGACCCAGGTGCTTTAATCAGAGTGTACAGGGAACAAGATGGCGAGTACAAGCCTACAGATACTATTGTAGGGCATAAAACAAAAACTCTAACAAAAATTCCTGCACTGGATTAACCATGCCTTGCTATAAATGCGCAAACGGTAAGTACAAATATGGTCAACGTGGCAACTGCCAGTTTGACACACTAGAGTCATGTAAAGCTGCTGAAGCAGCTATTCATGCTCGTGAAGGTGACAAGGGCAAGAAACCTTACCCTAAACCGCCGAAAAAATAAGCACCTATCGTCTAGCGGCCTAGGACAACTCCCTTTCACGGAGTAGATCAGGGGTTCGAATCCCCTTAGGTGTGCCATACTCGGTGTAGCTTAGTCCGGCTTAAAGCGCCTGCTTTGGGAGCAGGAGATCGTGAGTTCGAATCCCACCCCCGAGACCAATCCTGGTTAGCTATAGAACCTAAACCGCTATAGCCGTTACTAGCCGCGGCAGTGCTAGCGTCATCCATAACAGACGATACGGGTTATGCCGGACAGGTAACCGGCTTTTTTCTTTTACACACACAACACACAAGGAAGTATCATGACAACTAAAAATCCGTACGAAATTCGCACTGAGCTGCTACAACTTGCTCAGGGCTATCTTCAACAACAGTTTGAAGCTAATAAACAATTTGCAGAGCAAACATTTCACCAGATGGTAGAGCTTGGCAAGGTTCAGCCCGAAGATTGGGCTACGCATATGCCCAAGTTTTATGATTTTAAAGATATTCTAGAGAAAGCCAAAGAGCTATACGGCTTTGTAAATAATGAAAGTCGCTGATATGTGGCAGCGCGTCCTGGAATTTGTTCGTCCGTACACATTCGAGGATTATGTCAAAGAATACGGCCCTAAAGACCACAAAGAACTAGAAGATCTAGAAAAGCGCTGGCTTACTACTAGTAACTGGTTCAATCGCTCACAATAACTAATTTTCGCGGGATAGAGTAAAGGTAATTCAGGAGTCTCATAAGCTCCAGATGGGGGTTCGATTCCCTCTCCCGCAACCACTAACCTCCTCATGGTGTAATGGCAGCATCACAGTCTCCAAAACTGTTGGTTGCGGTTCGAGTCCGTATGGGGAGGCCAAGAAAATTTTTGTCTTGACCCTAAATCGCAGATTTGCTATAATATTATTTCTGTGACAATTTAGGAATCTAAATGGAAGCGTTGAACCAAGTTACTAGTCCCATGTTCTTGCTGCCTGCCTATGGTCGCCAGTATAAGACTCGTGAGCAAGCGCTCCGCGACTGGCAGGGTGGCAAAGACTTTCAAATTGAAGGCGGACCCTACTGCTCGATCCGCGACCTTGACCTAATGCACCAGCAGTTCCAAAATATCTATATCCTCTACGACAGGGGAACTGTACTAGTCTGATCTAAGCCCTGATGGTGAAATAGGTAGACACAAGGGACTTAAAATCCCTCGCTGAAAATGCGTGCCGGTTCGAGTCCGGCTCGGGGCACCATACACTTAGGAATCTGAATGAAGTATCCATACGCTACACTTAATATGTGCCTAAAGAGTATGCTAGGTTCACAAGAGCTAGTAGACAAGTGGTACGAATCACCTAATCGTGCATTTGGTATGCAAACTCCACTCCAAATGTTGGAGTCAGGGGATGAACCTCGTAGAACAGTATACCGGTACATTCTAGCACAGCTTAATTATATTCCACAGTAGCTCAGCGGTAGAGCAGTTGACTGTTAATCAATTGGTCGTTGGTTCGATCCCAGCCTGTGGAGCCAAGTGGGGTATAGTGAAACGGTATCACACAGGATTTTGATTCCCATATTCTTGGTTCGACTCCAAGTACCCCTGCCACAAATCATGAAACAATTCGACCTAGACGAAATTAAACAGTTTATTAGTGCTCAAAGCGCAGATACTCGAATATACTTGGGCGCAGATAGTGAGCGTGTAAGTGGTGGTGATTGCTGGATGGCTGAATACTACCTAGCGGTTGTAGTTCACATTGAAGGCAAACACGGCTGTAAGATATTTGGTCATATTACTCGTGAGCGAGACTATGATCAACGCCGAGATAAGCCTGCGCTACGACTCATGGGTGAAGTGTATAAGGTCGCACAGCTATTTAATGAGCTAAGCGATGTACTCCAAGACCGACACGTAGAAGTGCATCTAGATATTAATCCAGATGATCGCTATGCTAGTTCACAAGTAATTTCTCAAGCTATTGGATATATTCGTGGCACCTGTAATATAGAAGCACAAGTTAAACCTCAAGCATTTGCAGCAAGTTACGCAGCAGACCGACTAAAATTTATTCTTTCAAACTAAAATGACTAAAGACCGCTTTGATCTTGAACAAGAAATCCTAGATTGCTGGCATATTACCGATGATCTGCAGACTATTATGGAAACTGATAGTCTTGAACTTAGTGACGATGTGCATAATCTCTTACTTGGACTTAAGACTCTTTATCACCTTAAGTTTGAGCGCACCTTTGCAACATTTGAGCAGCTGGTTACCCAACGTAAGCTAGATCCCCGAATTATGTAGATGTGACCCGAAAGGCTAGGGACTGGATTGCAAATCCAGTATATGCAGGTTCGAGTCCTGTCATCTACTCCACACCGCCCCTTTAGCTCAGTGGTAGAGCAATCGCCTTGTAAGCGATAGGTCATCAGTTCGAATCCGATAGGGGGCACCACTAAGTATAATCATGAACGAAGAACTTAAAGATTCACTAAGTGAAATTGGCGAAGCTTGGAATAAAGCTATGCTAAATATTGAGCAGGCTAGTGAGGAGTACTGGAATAGTTTAACCAAAGAGCAACAGCTTGATGCATTCTGTGCAGTGTGTCGTCGCATCTACAAAGGTGATATTGAGGACAAGGGCACTTACAGGTATGTTCTCTACAATGTGTTTGAGTTCGGGCCAGAAGCCTATGCTCCTGCACAGATGGCAGGATACCTGACTATACATAATAGCATTTTTGATGCTGAACATGATGACAACTTGCTAACTAAATTTGCTGAGTTTTGTGGTCTTGACCAAGCAAAAGTTAGTGAGTTCTGGAATCAGCATTCTTGGGCACAAGATATAGGATAAATACTATGGCTTGGGTATGGATTATACTATTTTCTGTGTTAGGCACTGGCGGCGAGCACGGAACTAGAGGTGCATACTCTAGCAGAGCTGAGTGCGAACAAGCACTAGCCAAACTTAAACTAGACTACGAAACTAAAGGTAAAACCCTAGTTGGTAGTTGTAGTGTTACGCAAAAGAAGATATAGTTGTATGAAGTTAACCCAAAGGTGCTTTGGACGCGGGTTCGACTCCCGCCTGGTCCACCAGAAACATTTTTGTCCATGTATTTGGGAACGGAAAGATAAACCGTGAGAATGTTTCTGATGGGCTAGTCATGGTTTCGACAGGGTGCAGAGTAGGAAGATGGACAACTCGGCAATGCAGAAGCCGTAGGGCTGGGACTACCCGGCTAGAGAAGCAAACAAACTAAACGCAAACGATGAAACGTTCGCATTAGCCGCCTAAACTCGGCTTAGGGTTCCAGGTTATCCTCGTAACAGAAAACCTGGACTTAAATGGCCATTTGGCATTTTTATTAACAATTCTTGCTCAACCGAGGAGAATGAGATGACACTAAAAGATATTAATAAATACTTTCTAGGCTTTGATGAAGCCCAAGATCGCATTAACAAATTGCATACGCAAATGATTGCTAAAGCAAATGTTAATTATCCACCATACAATGTTCGCAAAGCAGAAGATCACAAGTATCTCCTAGAACTAGCTGTTGCTGGTTTTAAGGAATCAGAGATTAGTCTGGAAGTATCAAAAGGCGAACTTGTAATTACTGCTCAAAAGTCTGAGCAGGAAGAAGATAAAGATTATACAGCTTGGATTCATCAAGGTATTGCCTACAGAGGCTTTACTCGTAGCTTTTTCCTAGACAATCAGTATGAAGTCCTACATGCCGAGCTTAAAGACGGCTTGTTAAAGGTTTACCTAGGCTTGCAAGAAACCCTGAAGCCTAAGCGTATTCCTATTGGTGGACAACAACAGCTTGATCTTTAGAAGCGTGGTCGAGGGGTTTAAGGCACCGGTCTTGAAAACCGACGATTCCGTAAGGGGTCCGTGAGTTCGAATCTCACCGCTTCTGCCAACATAGAGGGTGCCCAGCACCCTCTACTTTTTAGATTTGCGCCAATGAACCAAACAAAAATTCCACCCAGTGCTGGCTACCTTATTCCCCTACCAACTAAAATGTTCCTAAATTGGACTGTGGACGAGTGGGGATTCTGGGATGTAGAAGTGCTAGTCTTAGACTAATATGATTACCCCTTGTATTAAAGTGTGTAGGCTAGACCCTAAACTAGAGCTATGTATAGACTGCTGGAGAACTAGGGAAGAAATCCAAGACTGGACAGCATACACAGACAAACAACGAGAACAAGTAGTTAATAAACTATTCTATAGACAAGTTAGGTATACTAGCGGGTATAGTGTTTAACGGTTAGCACGCCAGTCTTCCAAACTCGAAGTGAGGAGTTCGAATCTCCCTACCCGCTCCATGAAAAAAATTATACTTTCCCTGTTCGATTATAGTGGCAATTGGCCTAAATACTACCGCGACAGCGGATTATATGACGTATATCAAGTAGACGTTAAACTTGGTCTTGATATACTTGATATAACTCCCGGCGACTTACCACAACCCATACACGGCATCCTAGCTGCTCCACCTTGCACAGACTTTGCTAGTAGTGGTGCTCAGTACTGGGGGCAAAAAGATAGGGATGGGCGTACCCAGCAGAGCCTACAGCTAGTAGATAAAACCCTAGAAATCATAAGCTATCATGAACCCAAATGGTGGGTGATTGAAAATCCTGTGGGTAGACTAGCAAAACTTAGGCCAGAACTAGGCACACCTTGGTACTTTCAGCCGTGGTGGTTTGGTGACGCCTACACCAAGAAAACAGGATTGTGGGGCACATTTAATCGTGACCTGCCTCAATCACCAGTTGATCCCGACCCTAAATCGCCAATAATGCAATTAGGTGGTAAATCAGAACGAACTAAAGAATTGCGTAGTATGACTCCACTAGGCTTTGCCCTAGCTTTTTACCTAGCAAATCCCTAGTACCTTAGCTCAGTGGTAGAGCATCTCGTTTACACCGAGAGGGTCGTGGGTTCGAAACCCTCAGGTACTACCAAAACTTAAACTTGCACAGGCCCAGTCAGTGTGATATAATATAAAAATGTCACACAGGCTGGGCATTATTTTTAAGGTTTAAAAATGAGCAATGTATTTTTTGCTAGTGACCATCACTTTCATCACGAGAACATCTTAAAGTTTCTTAGAAGTGACGGCACACAACTACGTAGTTTTAATGGCATTAACCATATGCACGAGCACATTATTGCTCAACACAACAGTGTGGTCAAACCTGATGACAAAGTATACTTCCTAGGCGATGTTTGCATGACTAAGAATGCAACAGGACTAGAAATTCTAGGTCGTCTTAACGGTATAAAAATATTGATCCGTGGTAATCACGACGAGTGTAAGCTAGCACAGTATGCACAATACTTTGATGATGTTCGTGGAGTATGCCATAGGTACGGTGTAGTAATGACTCATGTGCCTATACATCCAGAGAGTTTGGATCGCTGGGGCACTAACTTACACGGACACCTGCACTACAAACGAGTGCTCTTACCAAACGGCCACCCAGACCCACGTTACATAAATGTTAGCATGGAGTGCCTTGACAACTATACTCCGGTCAGCCTAGCAGATATAAATAAAAGGATTGCAAAAAGTGCAAAATAAAAGTTGGCCGTGGCCACGTAGCTCAGAAACCCTAACTAATACTAACACACAAAATACTGTAGAATATGCAGGGGTTCCTGTCAGCAAACAAACCGTACTTACACTCAAAGATCCAGGTTGGATTGTTGCTGTGTTTTTTGGTGTTCTACTTTTCATGCCGCTGCTGTGGGCAGCATTTATGTAACCTATACGGGCCTCTAGCTCACGGTGGTTAGAGCATCCGACTCATAATCGGCAGGTACTGGGTTCGACTCCCAGGGGGCCCACCAATACTATGAATAATATTCCACAATTAGCACAAATTATTGAACTAGCACAAGAGGAAGAAGTTAACGATCCTATTGACTGGGGTATGCTAAGCGTAGATGAAAACAGTGCTTATTTGCTAATCGCAAACGGACTAGTAGACCTGTTTGGCTATCCTGAAACTGAACGAGAAATGCTAATCTTAGCTACTCTAGTCAGAACAACAGTAGAAAACTTTACCCTAAATCTTAAACTACTAGGAGATCCAAGTTGAGCAAATATATTGTAGCTAGCTACATGAATCATACCGGAACTGTAGATCAAAAAATCATACACGCGGATACAGATTTTGATGCTGTAGTTAACTACTTAGGCGCAAAACCGCCCGGTATTGCTACCCTAGACAAACTCTTAGAGTGGTGTACAGATCAAGATATTGCAATTAACTTTATTGAAATTAACTAAGGAAACACAAATGAAAATCTTTTTTGGCGCAGTAGACTACGATCCCAGCGAGCTTGATGCAGATGAGCTGTTTACTACTGATGAAGCACCTACTAAATACTTTTATTACGAGCTTGAGTGGGGCACTAATAACGGTGGTATGGAAGACGTAATGTTGCGTGATACCTGTGATCGAGAAGTTCCAGTTAGCATTGACCATATTAATGAACTTATTGATGCACTAGTTCGTGTACGGGATATGAACGATGATATTAAGCGCGGCAAAGAGCTTGAAGAAAAGGTAGAGGGAGATAGCGAAGAAGTAATTGGCGATTGCTGGTAATCTATGCATGAAATTATTATAGTATATTTTTCAATTGCACTAGCTACTAGCATTGTTAGTTGGTGGTTTATGTTTAGACCCTTAGTTAGAGAGGCTATTCAGGCAGGAGTAATTAACGATATTACTCGTAGTCCCAAGTTAAGCTCTGTAGTGTTTATTTTGCTAAACACACTAATGGCTCCTATCGTACTTCCAATAGTATTTATTCCATCAATGTTTGAATCGGCTAGAGCAGGAATGCGGCGAGCAATTAACGAAGATTAAAAAATTTAATCTTGAATCGTGTGCCATATATTGCTATAATATTATTTCTTCATTAGGAAAACACAGACTATGAAACTTGTAGAATTCAATTACACAAAACAAGATGGTTCCCAATCACAACGTGCTGTTATGGTACTGCAAGAACCTCAGCGTAATTACGCTGGTATTGATCTCACTCAACTTGATGAGTCTAGCTTTGCACTTTTCTTGGACGAGTATCGTCAAGTAAAGAATCGTCAACATGAAGAAATTATGCAGCTAATGGCTCGCCATGATCTTAAACACAATTATCGGCAGTTTGTTCCTGATCGGATGCAAATTACCGAAACTACTTTAGTATGACAGATAAACCATTCAGAATATGGGATGCCATAACACTTCAAGAAGCAGCTAAAATCGCCATTCAATTAGGCGCAATTATTGACGAAACTTGCCGACAAAATAAAACTATTCCAGCTATGTTACCACCTAGCTTAATACCTACAGAAAAACTTTACATTTTAGCCGCAAGTTTTGATGCAGCATATAACAAACTAATTGAATACGAACTTACAAAAACCGGAAACTTACGCTCTGACAAAGACAATATACACTAAGGATTAAAAATGACTCAATGGACTCCTGAACTTAAAGAACAAGTTGTTAAAATGTATCAAGATGCTGATCCTACCCCTGAGAGCAGCACTGAGATTATCAAAGACATTGCTGACGAGATCGAAGCCTCACCTAACGGTGTTCGCATGGTTCTTGTTCAAGCGGGTGTCTATGTTAAGAAAGAAGCCTCCGCCAGCACTAGCAAGGGCGGCAGTACCGCCAAAACCGGCGAAGGCACTAAGCGTGTAAGCAAAGAAGCAGCTATTGCTGAGCTTACCAAAGCTATCGAAGCCAAGGGTGCTCCTATCGACGAGGATATTCTTGGCAAACTGACTGGTAAAGCTGCTGTTTACCTGTTGAGTGTTATCAAGGCTTAATATTCCGGGCAGCCATTGCTGCCCTTATTTTTCGAGGTTATAGGCTATGGCAAAGAAACGATCAGCTCTTGAACAAGAGCGTATGACAGACACTAATCTACAAAAGGTTATTGGTCTACTTGAGCCTAAAGATGCCAACACTAAGCCTATAACCAAAAAAGAAGCTTGCGCGATTCTAGGCATGAACTATAACACTTCACGCCTAGAAACACTTCTTGAACAGTTCAAAGAGCGTCAACGTCGAGATGGTGAGCGTCGGGCAGCACTACGTGGAAAACCTGCAACCCAACAAGAAACCGGATTTATTATTCGTGAATATCTTGAGGGTAATACCATTGAGGGTATTTCTAGGTCCACGTATCGTGGTGGGGAATTCATTAAACGAATTCTAGAAGAAAACCACGTTCCAAAACGAAATAGTTCTCACGACTATTTTCATCCCCAACTTATTCCTGAAGGCGCAATGCAGGATAAGTTTGAAGTAGGAGAAACTGTATATAGCAGCAGATATGATTCTACTGCAAAAATTATTACAGAACTGCCTGATCCTACTTATGGCTGGGTTTACCGTGTATGGCTAACTAATGAAAAGTGGCTACAGTATGCCTACCAACCAGCCTGTGAATTAGCCTCTCTTAAGCACTTAAAAGAAGTTGGAGTTCAATTCTAATGGATAATAACATTATCTATGAAAAACTTATAGAAGAAAACTTGGAAAAAGGCTTTCAGATCAAACTGGTGGTCAATGACTTCAGGGAAACAATCTATATTCAACTCCGAAAATACTTTTTAAGCTATGAAGGCGAGTGGGTTGCCAGCCGAGAAGGTGTAAGTTTCCCAGCTAGTATGGAGAATATTTACAACCTTCTTGACGGCATGATGGAAATCTGCGCTGAAGCAGAGGGTGAGGAAATCATTGAGCACTACCATAACCAGCTCAAGAAATCCTAACTTGACCACACGACCCTAAACTGTTATAATATTAAACTCTTGTGAAAGTTTAACATGACAAACAAACTCAAAGAATTTCTTGACACAGCAAGCAAGCACTATTACGACGGCTGGCCTATTATTAGTGATAAGCAGTTTGATAGTCTTGCTGAGTTGATTGGCTACGGCGAGGTAGGTAGTGCTCCGCAGACCAATAAGGCTAAACACTTTAGGCAAATGTATAGTCTGCAGAAATTCTATGATGATGAGGGTCAGCGTAATCCACTAGAAGGCGTTCGGGAAGTTAGTGTTACTCCCAAACTTGATGGCGCAGCCATCTCACTGCTTTACATCAACGGCGAGTTAGTTCAAGCACTTACTCGGGGCGATGGAGTAGAGGGTCAACTGATTACTGACAAGCTGTTGTCAACTAACCTAGTACCGCATAAAATTTCCTATACGCCTATTCTCCAAATTACCGGAGAAATTGTTGCTCCAAGCCATATTGAAAATAGCCGAAACTATGCCGCTGGCTCCCTTAATCTAAAGGATCTAGATGAATTTAGAACGCGAGCCATTAGTTTCTTTGCCTATGGCTTATTCCCGCACTGGTCAGACTCATATTCGCAAGATATGAAATGGCTGCGTAAGCAGGGTTTTCAAACTGTCTTGGAAGCAGACTTAGATAAAATTTATCCTTGTGATGGTGTAGTATTTCGTTGTGACTCAAACCAAGAGTTTGAAGCCTTGGGCTATACTAGCAAGCATCCCCGTGGTGCATACGCTAGAAAAGAACGAGCTGAACACGTAGAAACTACACTCTTAGGCGTAGAATGGCAAGTAGGTAAAACTGGCAAGGTTACCCCTGTGGCTATTCTAGAACCTGTTATGATTGGCGATGCACAAGTGAGCCGAGCTACCCTAAACAATCCAGGCTTTATCGAAGCACTGGGCCTTGAAATTGGCGACAGGGTAGCTGTAATCAGGGCTGGAGAAATCATTCCCTGTGTGCTGCACAAAGTAGATGCCTAAATTTATCAGGCTCGGGCAAGTAAAATTTAGACTTGCTAAGCCTATACAATTAGTGTATAATATTTATATTCTGTTGGATAAAACCCCATGAAAATCACGATTCCCACAAATTGTCCGTGTTGTGAATACCCACTTGAGTGGGTTAATGACCAGCTGTTTTGCCGGAATCAGGCTTGTAGTGCTCAGCTTGATAAAAAGTTAGAACACTTCTGCAAAACCCTTGGTATCAAGGGCATGGGTTCTAAGACTATAGAAAAACTAGAACTGGCAGATATTACTGAACTCTACTACCTAGAGGAAAGTGAGATTGCTGAGTGCTTGGGCAGTGAGCGTATGGCTGAGAAACTGATTGATGAAATCAATCGCAGCCGTAGTGCAAGTCTAGCCGAAGTCCTAGCAAGTTTTAGTATTCCCTTAATTGGTAACACCGCATCACAGAAAGTTTCTAAAGTAATCAGTCATATTGACGAACTTACCACAGAAAAATGCCGTGAAGCTGGTTTAGGGGAAAAAGCCACCGAAAATCTTATGAATTGGATTCAAACAGATTTTCAAGAAATGAGAGAATTTCTGCCGTTCTCATTTCACTCTAACCATGTAGTAGATGCCCTAGAAGATAGAAAAACTATTTGTATTACTGGTAAACTAAAAAGTTTCAAAACAAAACAAGAAGCATACGATCAACTTGAACAGCTTGGATTTAAAATTTCCGAAACTGTAACCAAATCCCTAGACTTTCTAGTTGACGAATCTGACAAATCTAGTTCTAAGCGTAAACGTGCCGAAGAACTAAATATTAAAATTATCACAGACCTACAACAATTTTTGAAAGAAAATAAAGATGACTGAAAAAGCTAAAAAATGGAATGACGAGGTTGTTGACCAACTGCTTCAAATCGTTGGTAGCCAAAGCCCCGTTAGCGTAGCTAAAGTTGAAGAAGCCGCCGAAACCCTTGGATTCACTACTCGTAGTATTGCTGCTAAACTCCGCCAGCTAGACCGTGATGTTGCTAGCATGGCCAAAGAAAAGACCACTGCCTTCACCGAAGACGAGACTGATGATCTTGCCAACTTTGTTGAGGATAATGTTGGTCGTTATACCTACAAAGAAATTGCAGAAAACTTTGCTGATGGCAAGTTTACTGCTAAACAGATTCAGGGTAAACTTCTTGCCCTAGAACTTACCGGCGCTGTAAAGCCTGCCGAGAAAGTTGAAGTTGCTCGTACTTACACAGAAGCTGAAGAAGCAAAATTTGTTCAAATGGCTGAGCGCGGTGCCTTTATCGAGGATATTGCTGCTGCCCTTAACAAGACTGTTGCAAGTGTACGTGGCAAGGCTCTTAGCCTTACTCGTAAAGGTCAAATTGCTAAGATTCCCGCACAGCGCGAGTCCCATGCTAAAGATCAGGTTGATCCTATCGTTGCTCTTGGTAGTCGTATTGCTACTATGACTGTAGCAGAGATTGCCAAAGAAGTTGATAAGACTGAGCGTGGTCTTCGTACCCTTCTTACCCGCCGCGGAATTAATGTTGCCGATTACAAAGGCGCAGACAAGAAAGCCAAGGCCGAGGCTAAAGCTGCTGCCTAATCTAGATTAGGCATAACACTAGGCCGGGAGTCTAATCAACTCCCGGCCTTTTTACTTTGGATACTGTAAATGAAAGTTACAATCACATATCACGATACAGAATCGTTTACTGTAGAAGAAGTAGTAAAGCAAGCAGTACATAACTATGGTCGCCAAGCTCAAGTAGAAGTCATGCCAGAATCTACAATGGCATACGACCATATATATTTTGGCTTACAACAGCTCGTAACACATGAACAGCTAAGTCTACTATTTGACAAAGGTAGTAGTTATCAGCAAGATATTAAAAAGTTACGAGAAAATATTGTTTATAAAGTTACAGAAATTATAGACCAAGTTATAGTAGACAATGAATCTAAGGTAGGTTAATGTGGATGTATCCGCCGTAGTCTTAAATAAATTGCTATCTGAGCAGAGCCTAGATATATGGGCAAAGCTTAAGCTGGTGTTTTTAGACCCGGCATACTCCTCTTTGTATAGTGTCATCAATAAGCACTATGAACGGTATAATAAACTACCTAACTTTGATGACTTAGAACTTACTATTAGAGAAGGTCCGGCAGCTAAAACTCTAGCTACACTAAAGCTAACTGAGTTACCCGATGTTAGTGCTGAAGTAGCCCTTGATGCTCTTATAGATCAGTATACTCAGAACGAAACTGTAAAATTATTAGATAAATTTGTAGACAAACTGCCACTTTACGACTCCAACGAAATAAAAGAAAACTTATCAACAATAGCCCTAACCATAGAAGAAAAGACTCATACTAGTGAAAAAGTATACACAATGAGCGATATTCTTCTATTCCGCAATCCTCAAGAGTTAGAAAAAGAACGTGTTTATCTTGGACTTAACAATACTTTTGATGCTGTGCTTGGCGGCGTGGCTAGACAGGAACTCATACTCATCGGTGGTAAACGAGGTAGCGGTAAGAGTATTACTAGTAGTAATATTTTTATTAATCAGTATGAGAGTGGTAATAGTTGCCTTTACTTTAGCATAGAGATGACAGCTATAGAAGTAATGGAGCGAAACCTAGCTATTCTAGCTAATGTTAATCATCAAAGCCTAAAACAAAATAAATTAACTGATGAAGAAGTGCTTAAAGTAGTAAAAGCCAGAGCCGAGATGTTTGAAGATGCGGATCAAACCGTTCTAGAGTTTATGCGTCACAGAGATAGATTTAAATTTGAAGAAACACTAGTCAGAAACTATCGTCTAAAACAAACCAATCAAATGGTTATTGTTGATGATAGAGACTTGAGCATAGGTGCTATTGACTTGCACATTGGTAAAATGAAGGCTAGATTTGGCGATAAACTAGCTGTTGTAGTAGTAGACTACTTAAATCAAATTGTTGCCGATGGTATAGACCAGTATGACTGGAAACCACAAATTGAGGTATCCAAAAAATTAAAGAATCTGGCTCGTAAGTATGAAATAGTACTAGTAAGTCCGTATCAAATTGATGCCAGTGGTGAGGCAAGATTTTCAAAAGGTATTCTTGATGCTGCCGATATTGCATTAGTAATGGAAGCACACGATAAAGAAAAGCAAGCAATTACCTTTGAAACTACTAAAATACGTGGCGGTAAAGAAATGCAGTTTACCTGTCCTATTGATTGGGATACACTACGTATTAGTCCTCAAACTATAGAAAAACCAGAGCACGAAGAAAAAGTAAAACGCGCAGGAAAAACTAAGAAAACACAAGAACCAGTAGACGATCTACCTTGGAACACATAAATGAGCGATCCAGTACTAGAACTATTGCAAAAACAAGGATTAAGTTATACCGTAAGCGGCAGAGATTATCTTGTAAAATGTATTAATCCAGAGCATGACGATTCAAATCCTAGTTTTAGAATAGATCGAGTAACTGGAGTCGCCCACTGCTTTAGCTGCGGATTTAAAACAAATGTATTTAAACATTTTAATGTTTTTACAAATCCAGTACCAATTAAAATAGCTAAATTAAAGAAAAAATTACGTGATCTTATGGTTACAAATACTGGACTAGATATGCCTCTAGGAGCTACTCCTTACACAAAGCAATTTAGAGGTATTAGTCCAAAAACTTTAAAGAAATTTGAAGCATTTTATACAAATCAAGTAGAAAAACTTCAGGATAGAATAGTGTTTCCTATTTGGGACATTACTAATAAAATCCAAGTATTTGTAGCCCGGCATACTATGAGCAATGGCAATCCTAGATATGTAAATTATCCTAGTGGTGTGCAGATTCCCTTATTCCCACCACATATGCCGTACGAATCAACTAGCCTAGTGATGGTTGAAGGCATATTTGATTTACTAAATGTCTACGATAAAGGACTACACCCAGTAGTATGCACATTTGGTACAAATACACTTCAAAACGATACACAGCTTAAACTATTACCATACAGAGCCCAAGGTATAACAAAAATCTACTTGATGTTTGATGGCGACGAAGCAGGTCAAAATGCTATGCAAACACTAAAACCACTAATTGAAGATTGTGGATTTCTAGTAGAAATTATAAATCTACCTGAAGATACAGACCCTGGCGAACTAGATCAAGAAACAGTAGACAGCATAAAAAATTATATTGGATATAACACATGAAGCGCGTAGCCTTAATTGACAAAGCACCAAATAGAACTAGATATTCTGACTACTTTCTTTTTGAGTTTGAACACTTTCATATGAGTAGTGTTCCTATTACTAAGTTGCTCAAAAAAGATGTTGATTTAGATTTTGATCATGAACTGTATGATCTAGTTATTCTAGTGGGCGCAGAAGCTGCTAAAGAATATGCTAAAGTTACCAGCGTTACTAACATGGCTGGGCAGCTAGTAGACGATAAGTTTGTGTGTATTACTAACCCGGCAATGCTTGCGTTCAAGCCAGAGGGTAAACCTGACTTTGAGCGTGCACTAGACAAAATCATCAAAATTTATAATGGTGAAGTTAAGCCACTACAGGCTGGCGACTATAAGGGTATTGATGATACTGTAGAGGCTAAAGAATTCTTTAGGGAGGTTTTGGCTGGTGCCCAGGGCGTGGTGTGTATGGATACAGAAACTACCGCACTATATCCTCGAGATGGCTATGTGCTTGGCCTTAGTGTAACCTACAGGTCAAAACATGGCAGATACATTCTTACAGATTGTCTAGATGAAGAATGTATTCAGCTTATTCAAGAAATTGCTGATACTTTTGACATTGTATTTCATAATCTAAAGTTTGACTTTAAGATGATTCGCTATCATCTTGGAATTGACTTTAGACCAGACCATGTTCATGACACTATGGTTATGCACTATGTGCTTGATGAAACTGATAGTCATGGCTTAAAAGAACTAGCCCTAAAGTACACAGATTTTGGTGATTATGATTCTGCTCTAGACACTTTCAAAAAAGAATACTGTAGATCAAAAGGTATTCTAGAAGAGCAGTTTACCTATGATTTGATTCCTTTTGATATTATCTCAGAATATGCAAGTATTGATACTGCTGTAACCTATGAGCTATATCAAAAGTTCTGGCCTATTATTCAAAAGAATGATAAGTTTTTGTGGGTATATAAAAATCTGTTAATCGATGGTACTGTGTTTCTCATGAATATGGAAGAAGTAGGTATTCCTATTAGTGTAAAAAGAATGCAGGCAGCAAAACTTTATCTAGACGATCAGATTGAAGAAGCAAAACAGGCTATATTTACCTACAAGGAGGTACAAGAATTTGAAAAAGATTCTGGTAAAATCTTTAACGCTAATTCTGTGTTTCATCTACGTGAGGTACTATTCGACTATGTTGGACTACAGCCTACAGGTAAAAAAACTAGTACCGGAGCGGTTTCTACAGACGCCGAAGTCCTAGAAAAACTTAGTGAAGAACACCCTCTGCCAGGTGCTATCCTAAAGGTTAGGCAATTAGGTAAAATTCAAAATACTTATATCAATAAAATCCTGCCGGAGCTAGACAAAGATGGTAGAATTAGGACTAATTTTAATCTTATTTTCACAACAAGTGGCCGACTTAGTTCTAGCGGTAAATTTAATGCACAACAAATACCACGAGATGATCCAATTATTAAAGGATGTATCCGAGCTCCCTTGGGCTACAAAATAATCTCGCAAGACTTGACTACTGCAGAGATGTATTATGCGGCTGTATTAAGTGCAGATAAAAACCTGCAACAAGTGTTTAGCAGCGGCGGAGACTTTCACAGTACGATTGCTAAAATGGTGTTTAATCTGCCTTGTGAAGTAGATCAGGTTAAGAAACTATACCCAGAAATGCGGCAAAGTGCTAAGGCTATTAGCTTTGGTATCCTATATGGATCTGGTGCTCAAAAAGTGTCTGTAACTGTTACAAAAGCTACTGGAAAGCCTTATCCAGTTAGACAGGCACAAGATGACATTGACGCATATTTTAACAAGTTTAATAAACTAAAAAAGTGGCTGGACGGTCGCAAACGGTTTATTGAAGAAAATGGGTTTACTTATAGCTTTTTTGGCAGAAAGCGTAGGTTGCCCAATGTGTTTTCTAGTGATAAAGGTATTGCAGCGCACGAGGTACGCAGCGGTATTAACAGCGAAGTACAATCTCTAGCCAGCGATATGAACTTGCTGGCTGCAATGGAAACTCAACAAGAAGTCAATAAACTTGGTTTGGATGCTAAAATATTCATGTTAGTACATGACTCTATTGTTGCGCTAGTTAATGAAAAAGATGTTGATACTTATTGCAAAATCCTAAAAACTAGAACTCAAACTGATCGTGGGTGCAGTATTTCTGGCTCACCTATTGGAGTAGACCAAGATATTGGTGATGACTACAGTTTTGGATCTTTTGAGGAAACTTATGAATTTAGGGGAGATCGTCTGGCCCGTATTTAGACTAGGAGAGCACAAGCCTACTGTTGAGGATGGGGTTGTGTTCTACTCTAAAGAGTACGTAGATAAAGATTCTACAAATAGTTTTATAGGTTTTCGTCTTGTAGACGATAGAACTGTAGATGCACCGACCCTAGGGCTGAGACGATTGCACTTAAAATATCAGCTTGACCAATCAAAACTGTTTCCTATTACTCGCGCAATATACTTCTTGGTGGATTTAATAAAATTAGCAAAGCCTACTACATGGTTTATAGACAACCATGGAAACTTATTTCAGTACAAAAAATCCACACGCGCCAAGCTGGTTTGCCGGAAGATTAAAAGGGTGTTACCTGCGACCAATCTAGGGTGTATTCTAGAAATTGAGGGTCTAGATCAGAGATTTAAGTCTCTCAGACATCCACAAAATGGTGAACGCTATGCTGGTATACTACAGTGGGGTTTAGGTTATATGTTATACGGCTTATACTTGGATCAATTTAAAACTACCTACAGGCTAATCTAGCAAATGAAAGCAGTCATAAGTAATAAAATATACTTAAATGATCCAGGTGCAGAACTATCTAAAAAAATTATTGATACTCTTACCTATAAGTTTAAAAAAGATACTGGTAGTAAACATTTTAGTAGTATAGAAACTATTAGAAACTATAAAATAATTGGTAATGGTATTATTAGTGTTCCACAAGGCCGTAAAGATTTAATTCCTCAAGGCTGGGAAGTAGTAGATAAACGAGTACTTGTTCCTGCTCCGTTTCCAGACCCTAAGTTTGAGCTACGCCCAGAACAACAGGCCGTATGTGACGAGATTACAGATACCTGCTTTATTAATGCACTAGTAGGCTGGGGTAAAACATTTACCGCACTACATCTTGCTAGAAAGCTGGGTCAAAAAACACTAGTAATTACTCACACTACAGCGCTTAGAGATCAATGGTGTGAAGAAGTAGAAAACCTATTTGGTATTAGAGCTGGAATTATAGGTAGTGGTAAGTTAGATTGGGAAGATCATGCTATTACTGTGGCTAATGTGCAAACGCTTGTAAAGCACTGTAATACACTAAGCAAAGAATTTGGAACAATTATTCTAGATGAAGCACACCACTGTCCAGCAACAACATTTACACAAATTATTGACACTTTTCACAGTAGATTTCGCATTGCTCTGTCGGGAACAATGCAACGTAAAGATGGAAAACACGTCTTATTTCAAGATTATTTTGGAAATCATGTTATCAAGCCCCCACAAAGTAACACACTGGCCCCAACGGTCAGGACAGTTAACACTGGAATCACACTTAAACATGGCGCTACATGGGTTGAAAAAGTAAATACACTAGCAAACGATACCAGTTATCAAGAGTTTATTGCTGGCATTGCTAAACAAGAAATAGAAACAGGGCATCAAGTACTTATAATTGCAGATAGGGTGGAGTTTTTACGAAATGTCAAAGAATACATCGGAGAAAATTGTGTGTTGGTTACTGGCGAAACCGGGTTTGATGAGCGTCAGACGATTAAACAACAGCTCCTTAACCGTGAAAAAATGTCGATTGCTGGTAGCAGACAAATCTTCTCAGAAGGAATCTCAATCAACTCACTCTCCTGTGTTATCCTAGCAATACCAATGAACAACGATAGCTTGTTAGAGCAAGTTATTGGTAGAATACAACGACAACATCCTGGTAAATTAGATCCACTAGTAGTAGATCTACAGTTTGCTGGTTGGGCTGATAAAAAGCAAAACAGAAACCGCCTAGGCTTGTACCTTAGAAAGGGCTGGCACATTGAAACGGTTTAAAAAATTTTGACTTGCAAAATGTTCTACAAAGTGATATAATATTATTTTACTTCAAAGAATGATCTTCTTTTTTAACCTAAACAAATTAGAGTTTGCTACAAACAACGACCCTGAATATTTAGTTGCAGCTCTACATAAGTGTTTTCTTGGTATTCGGATACCTAAAAATGCACGAGAAAAGTACAAACCTATTTTGGGGCTAGAAGCAGGCAGTAGTTATTTGTTAAATCCAAAAGCACTATTTGAAGATAAAATAACAGATGCAATATTTAAGGCACAGTATATTAGGCTAGCTGGACGCAGAGATTATCTTTCCTATAAAACCATAAAACAAAAACATCTTGACTTAACCTTATACCCAGACTTAAATATAGCTACAATTAAACACAATCCGCTATTAATAATTAAACACGCACATATAAAATTTATATACGAGGAAACAAATGGCACTCTCATTTAAACAAACCAAAGGCAAAGCACAAACATCTAAAGTTGAATCTTACGAGTACAAAGACGGAGAAAACTCTGTTAGGCTTATTGGTGGGGTTCTTCCACGCTATGTATACTGGGTAAAAGGTACTAATAACAAAGATATTCCTATTGAATGTCTAGCTTTTAGTCGTGAAAAAGAAAAATTTGATAATCTAGAAAAAGATTGGGTACAAGATTCGTATCCTGACTTGAAGTGCTCCTGGAGCTATGCAGTTAACTGTATTGATCCTAAGGATGGAAAAGTTAAAGTACTAAATCTTAAAAAGAAACTGTTTGAGCAAATCCTAACTGCTGCAGAAGATCTGGGCGACCCTACTGACTACGATACTGGTTGGGATGTAGTGTTTAAGCGTAATAAAACTGGCCCACTAGCTTTTAATGTTGAATACACCCTGCAAGTTCTTCGTTGTAAACAGCGCAGCCTTGGTGATAACGAGCGTAAGCTAGCTGATACCGCAGTATCTATTGATGAAAAGTATCCTCGCCCCACCAGCGACGAGGTAAAAGCCTTAATCGAGAAACTGCAAAAAGGTCAAGAAGAGGAACAAGAGAATCAAACAGATAGCGAACGTGAAGCTGTTAAAGATTTAGCTTAATAATCCAGCCTGCTAAGCCAAAAGTTTAGCAGGCTATTTTATCTTATATTATGAAATTACTTTTTACAGCCGACATTCACATTAAACTAGGTCAAAAGAATGTGCCCACAGAATGGGCTAAAAATAGATTTCAGCTATTTGTAGATCAATTTCATGAGATGCAAGATAAAGCTGATATGATTATTATAGGCGGTGATATATTTGACAGACTGCCTAATATGGATGAAGTCGAGCTATATTTTGACCTAGTAGCTAGCCTTCAAAAACCCAGTGTTATTTATAGTGGTAATCATGAAATGGTTAAAAAGGATACTACCTTTTTAACATATCTAAAACGTGCAACTTGGCGATTAAATAAACTAGTAACTGTATGTGATGACTATAGGAGTGATTTACTTGGTGGAGACATTGATATTATTCCTTATAATAAATTACGGGATTTTCAAGATAATTACAGTAATTTAGACTTTCAAGGTAGAGTACTAGTAACTCATGTTCGTGGAGATATTCCTCCACACGTTAAGGCAGAAATTAATCTAGAACTACTAAATCGCTGGCAAGTAGTACTAGCAGGAGATCTACACAGTTATGAAAACTCTCAGCGTAATATTCTCTATCCCGGTAGTCCTTATACTACTAGCTTTCATCGTAACAGAGTTGAAACTGGATGCATCTTACTTGACTTGGACAATTTGGAACATGAGTGGCTAAAGTTTGATCTACCACAGCTTATTAAGCGAACAGTAGGCGTAAGCGACCCTAAACCGCAGACATACCCCGATCATACAATCTATGAGATTGAGGGTAACTTGCACGAATTAAGTCAACTAGAAGATAGTGACCTAATCGATAAAAAAGTAGTAAAACGAGCACAAGATACTCAGCTTATTCTAGACCCTAATATGACTATGGCTGAGGAAGTTCGTGAATATCTTACCTATATTCTAGAACTAGATCAGACTACAATTAATAGCGTATTAGAGGAATTTTATAATGCCAGAGACAAACTTACAGATTAAACAAGTTGTTGTATGGTCGCAGCCAAACTGCCCTGGGTGTGATACGGTTAAAAAATTATTAGATCAACTTGGTGTTCTATACCAAGTTAACGTAATAGATACGCCAGAAACTAAACAACTATTTTTTAGTACACTACCGGGTGCACGCAGTGTTCCACAAATTGTAGTAGATGGTAAATGGATTGGTGGACTACAGGAATTTAGAAGATTTTTAAATGATAACAATAAAGCACTTAAAATGGTCTAACTGTTTTAGTTACGGCAAAGATAATCAAATAAACTTTACTAGTGCTCCACTAATGCAATTAATTGGTAAAAACGGACACGGTAAAAGTTCTATAGCTCTTATACTTGAAGAAGTTCTATATAATAAGAATAGCAAAGGTATTAAAAAAGCAGATATTTTAAACCGATATGTAAAAGATAACTGGTATAACGTAGAACTTGCACTAACAAAAGATAACGATGAGTATAGGATAGAAACAAAACGATCTGGTTCTCAGATTGTTAAGTTGTATAAGAATGGCAAAGATATAAGTGGGCATACTGCTACTACAACCTATAAAATTATTGAAGACATTATAGGTATTGATCACAAAACTTTTACGCAAGTAGTTTACCAAAGTGGTGCAAATAGTCTAGAGTTTCTAACTAGTGCGGATACGGCTCGTAAAAAGTTTTTAATTGAACTCCTAAACTTAACTAGGTACACAGAAACTGGTGATCAATTTAAACGCCTACACCAAGATCTAGGAGTACTAGTAGCCAGTGCAGAATCTAAGTTGCGAACAATTCAAGACTGGATTGATAAGTATAACAAACAAAATTTAGAACAAAAACCACTTCTACCAGTTCCTTCCCAGCCAGAAGATGATATAAGCCAATATGCTAGTATTCGAGAAACTATTAGTACTATAAGTGCTAAAAATAAAAAGATTTCTCAGAACAATACATATAAAACAGTTCAAGGTAAATTAAAACTGTTACCTGTACCAGAAAAACCTACAGAAACTATTAGCGAATATATAACTAAACGTGCTGAACATGATAAAACTGCACAAGATGCTCAACAGTTTATTCGTAAACTAACTAATCTATCAGATTCTTGTCCTACTTGTTTACAAGCAATTAACAGAGAAAAAACTCAACAATTGCTTAATGAATATGAACAAATCGTTACAACTAGTAAAGAGTTTAGCCAACAAGTAAACACAAAAATTCAAGATATTGAAAACAGATTAAAACTGTGGAAAGAAGCTATAGAAGCTCAGGCAGAATGGGAAAAATACTATCAACTAATTGATAATGATTTACCCAATGAACTCTTAGATGAAAAAATTCTACAAAAACAGCTAGATGAGTTGCAAAAATCCATACAACAAGCTAAAACTGCAATTCAAACTATTGAGCTAGAAAATCAAGCACGACAACAGCATAACAGTAAAGCAGAACTTTTAAAGTCTCAGCTTGCTGATATGCAAGAAGATTTAACTACTTGGCAAGCTAATCTTGCAGGTTTACAAAGCCGCCTAAATATACTAGCGATTCTAGTAAAAACATTTAGTACAACTGGTTTAGTAGCTTATAAAATAGAAAACTTAGTAAAAGATCTAGAGGTACTAACCAATCAATATTTAGCTGAATTAAGTAGTGGAAGATTTCAACTTGCGTTTGAGATTAGTGGTAATGACAAACTTAATGTTATTATTGTAGACAATGGTAATAACATTGATATACAAGCATTAAGCGGCGGAGAGCGTGCCAGAGTTAATGTAGCTACACTGCTTGCTATTCGTAAGCTAATGCAGAGTTTATCTCAAAATCGAGTAAACTTACTAATCTTAGATGAAACTGTAGAAGCTCTAGACCTAGACGGAAAAGAAAAACTTGTAGAAATCTTACTACGTGAAGAAAACTTAAATACACTACTAGTATCACACGGATTTACCCATCCCCTGTTAGAAAAGATTACAGTTGTTAAGAAACAAAATATCTCTAAGATAGAGGACTAAATGTTAGAAACTATATGTGACATATTTCAAGAAGGGTACAGACGCGGCTGGGTAACTACTCGTGATGGTAATGCTAGTATTAGGTATCGTGAGCAAAAATACTTTTATGTAACTCCTAGTGGTGTTCGTAAGCAAACACTTCAACCAGATCAGTTTAAAAAGCTAAATATTGTTAGTGGAATACATAGCGGAATAGTAGGGCCAGATATGTATTGGAAAGACTGGAAAGAGGCGGAACATACTCCTATAAGTAAAAACTTAAAACCTAGCGGCGAAATTCCTATGCACTTTGCTCTACAAAAGGAAATTAACACAGATACCAGAGTTGTTCTGCACTTACATCCTACATATACAACTGCAGCTATGTATAAGGGAATTGACTTAACAACTTTATCTAATGAGTTCCCTGAATTAAGTAGGTATACTAAAGTTGGAAAAACTGTTCCAGCATTTTTACCACTAACTCAAGAATTAGCTGATGCGTGTGTTCGAAATCTTGAACTTGAACTAGACGGCTCATTAGGGTATAATATAGTAGGAATGGACAGGCACGGCGTTGTAGCTGTAGATACCAGTCCTTGGCGTGCTTTTGAACATATTGAAAGGTTAGAGCATATATGTAAAATTATTTTACATGGAGCTACATAGTGAAGCCCAAACGCTCAAAGATTGTAAAAGGCAAGCATACCACATTTGTTTATCACGCTGGTGGTAAACTAGACATGATAACTGATTGGAATGCCCTAGCCCTAGAAATAAATCAAGCCATAGATAACTGGAAAAATCCTAAGCCCGTGGGTGTAGTTCCAAAAATTCGTCGTGGTAGATAGCCGACAAAAGGGCGCTAGAACAGAAACCAAAGTAAAAGAATTTTTACGAGAACATACCCAGTTAAAGTGGGAACGAGTTCCAGGTTCTGGTGCCCTAAATGAAAAACATGGCCTAAAAGGTGACTTATATATTCCGGGCGAAAAGAATATATACTGCGTAGAAGTAAAAGGCTATGCAGACGATCATCTTACTAGCCATATATTAACTAGTAAAAGTCCTACGCTTCTAGACTGGTGGCAGCAAACACTACGAGAAAGTGGTCAAGTCGGTAAACAACCACTACTATTCTTTAAGTTTGATCGTAGTAAAATATTTGTAGCCTTTCAAGATATACCTAATGACCTATATCCTTATGTGTATATAAACAGAGACGAGTATAAGTTTTTTGTTGCACTAGCAGAAGATTGGATAACAAATGAAAATATTGAGTTTATCAAAACCTAGGATTGTCTATGATTAATAAATTAGTTGGAATTATTCTTGCTACAGCCTCTATTTCAGTTGCAGCTCAAACAATTACAGCAGCAGGAGCTACTTTTCCTTATCCAATATACGCTAAATGGGCTGAAGCCTATCAAAAAGAGACTAAAATTGGATTAAATTATCAAAGTATTGGCAGTTCTGGCGGTATTCGTCAAATTAATAATAAAACAGTAACATTTGGAGCTACAGATGCTCCGGTTAAGGGTGAAGACCTAGATAAACTGGGACAAGTTCAATTTCCTGCAATTATAGGTGGAACAGTTCCTATTATTAATCTTGACGGATTCCAACCCGGTGAGCTTGTTATTACCGGACCCGTACTGGCTGAAGTTTTCATGGGTACGATTACAAAGTGGAATGACCCTAAACTTCAGCAACTTAATCCAGCCAAAAAATTACCAGATATGGCTATTACCGTAGTACACAGAGCTGATGGATCGGGAACTACTTTTAATTTTACTGATTACTTGAGCACAGTAAGCCCAGACTGGATGAGTCGTGTAGGACGTGGCGCAGCAGTAAAATGGCCTGCTAGTAGCAGTGTAGGTGGCAAAGGTAATGAAGGCGTGGCTGCTAATGTGCGTAGGGTACGTGGTTCTGTGGGATATGTAGAGTATGCCTATGTTAAGAAAAATAACATGACCTACATGAAACTACAAAACAAGGACGGTATATTTGTTAATCCTGATGATACTACTTTTGCTGCCGCTGCGGCTGGTGCAGATTGGTTTAGTGTACCCGGTATGGGTCTAAGTATTGTTGATCAACCGGGTAAGAATACTTGGCCAATTAGTACTGCTAGTTTTATTATCATGTACAAAGATCCACAAGATAAAAAATCCAGCCAAGAAGCTATTAAGTTTTTTGATTGGGCATTTAAACACGGTGCTAAAATGAGTGAAGAACTTGATTATGTACACCTTCCAGAGACACTACAAGCTCAAATTAGAACCCGTGTTTGGAGTCAGATTAAGCACTAAATATGAGTAAATCATTTCAACAAGTAAGTGAATTAGAAAATACCTTAATGGTAGTGGATGCACTAAACTTAGCATTTCGCTGGAAACACAATGGCGCAACAGACTTTTATGAAGATTACTTGCGTACAATAGATAGTCTTAAAAAGAGTTACAAAGCTCGCTGGGTTATTGTGGCTGCGGATCAAGGTTCAAGCAGCTATCGTAAACAGATTTATCCTGAATATAAGCAAAACCGAAAAGATAAATTTGCTGAGCAAACTGAAGCAGAACGTGCAGCTTTTGAGCGATTTTTTGAAGACTACCAGCACACACTAGACTGGATTCGTACTCAGACTACATACCCGGTTGTTCAGTTTCCACAAACTGAGGCTGATGATATAGCCGCTTACATAACTCAACAGGTCAAAAACTATCCAGTTACCCATACTTGGCTAATCAGTAGCGATAAAGATTGGGATCTACTAGTGGGTGAAGATACTAGTAGATTTAGTTATGTAACACGCAAAGAAGTTACAGCTAATAATTGGCACACTCACTACGACTTTACACAAGATCAATACATTAGTATTAAATGCCTAATGGGTGATACTGGAGATAATGTTCGCGGAGTAGAAGGCATCGGCCCTAAACGTGCTCATCAACTTGTGGAAGAATGGGGCACTGCTCTTGACATAGTTGCAAATCTACCTATCTCCAGCAAACTAAAATACGTTAAAACACTTAATGATAGTGCAGATACTATCATGCTAAACTATCAACTTATGGACTTAGTTACATACTGTGCAGATGCACTAGGTTCTAATACCCGACAAATAGACACCATCCTACAAGAGTATATTAAATGATGATAACAAATGGCGCAACACTAACAGGAACAACTAATATAGCAGGATTTTATGCTAGTACACTTAATATTCAATGTTTACGACTAACGGCAGATGCAGAGCTACCTAAACGTCAGCACCCCACAGATGCAGGAGCCGATCTGTGTAGTGCGGAAACTATTGATCTTTATCCTGAAGAAACCAAAGCTGTTGGTACAGGTATAGCAGTCAAAATTCCAGTAGGCTTTGTCGGGTTAATCTTTAACAGATCCAGTCAAGGAAAAAGGGGAATCATACTGCCTAATAGCGTAGGCGTTATAGACAGTGATTACCGTGGCGAACTAAAAGTTCTGTTAAAAAATATTTCAGGCGACCTATATAAAATTTCACAAGGCGACAGAATTGCCCAGCTAGTAATAGTACCAATTCAATTAGCCACATTTACAGACTGCTGGAATGATACCCAACGAGGTACAGGTGGCTTTGGCAGCACAGGAACATAGAGGAGTAACATGACAAGCACACGAGCACAAGTAATTACACGCAGAACTTATAACAGACCCATCAGTGATGATGGCAAACAATTTGAAACTTGGCAAGATACTGTTAGCCGAGTAATCTCACATCAGGCATGGTTGTGGGAACGTGCTGCCGGTAGGCAGCTGCTTCCCAATGAGTACGCAGAACTAAATCGCCTAGAACAACTTATGCTTGAGCGTAAAGTTTCTATGAGCGGTCGTACCTTATGGCTAGGCGGCACACAAGTAGCTAAAAATCGTGAAGCATCACAGTTTAATTGTAGCTTTACAGAGGTTGAAACTGTATATGACGTAGTAGATGTACTATGGCTACTTTTACAAGGTTGCGGCGTAGGATTTAAGCCTATTATAGGCACACTAAATGGATTCTCAAAACCTATTCAAAATATCGAAGTGGTACGATCACAGCGTACTGAAAAAGGTGGCTGTGAACATAATGTAGAAACTTGGGACCCGCAAACAAAAACTTGGCGTATTCAGGTTGGCGATAGTGCAGAAGCATGGGCTAAAAGCATTGGTAAACTAATGGCAGGAAAATATCCTGCTGATACTCTTGTTCTAGACTTCAGTCAACTGCGTCCTGCTGGTGAAAGGTTAAAAGGCTATGGATGGATTAGTTCGGGTGACTCGGCTATCAGTACTGCTTATGTTGCTATCGCCCGTATCCTTAATGGACGGGCAGATTCACTACTCACCAGAATGGATATCATGGATATTGTTAATTGGCTTGGTACCATTCTGTCTAGTCGCCGAAGTGCTGAGATTGCGCTTTTCGACTACGGCCAACCGGAGTGGCAAGAATTTGCAGTAGCTAAAAAAGACTGGTGGTTGCATGGCAATGCACATCGTCAGCAAAGTAACAATAGTCTAGTGTTTAATGAAAAGCCTACCTACGAGCAACTAAGCGAAATCTTTGCAATTATGCAAGAAGCTGGCGGAAGTGAGCCAGGGTTTATTAATGCACAAGAAGCACGTCGTCGTGCACCTTGGTATAAGGGAGCAAATCCTTGTGTTGAGATTCTACTCGGAAACAAATCATTCTGTAATCTTACAGAAACAGATATTGGAAAGTTTAAGGGAAATACCGCAGGACTTCACGAAGCTATACGGCTTGCCGCCCGAGCTAATTACCGTCAAACCTGTGTTAACCTCAAAGACGGTATCCTTCAAGAAGCATGGCATCTCAACAATTACTTCTTGCGACTGTGTGGTGTAGGCCTAACTGGTATTGCTAAGCGTCCAGACATGACTGGTTACGATTATGAATACCTAAAACGTACAGCTACTAGTGCAGCAATTGGTATGGCTGATGAGCTAGGCTTACCACGTCCCAAGAATATTACTTGTGTTAAGCCTAGTGGCACGTTATCGAAAATTATGGATACCACTGAGGGAGTTCATAAGCCTCTAGGCAAGTACATTTTCAACAATGTACAGTTTAGCAAGTACGATCCAGTTGTAGATAAATTGCGTGAAGCAAACTACCGAGTATTTAATCATCCCACAGACGATACCGGTGTTCTAGTAACCTTTCCAGTAGAGTGGTCGGATGTTCCATTCCACAAACAAGATGGCAAAGAAGTTAACCTAGAAACTGCTATTGACCAACTTGAACGATATAAACTAATTCAAACTTCGTGGACTCAGCAAAATACCTCAGTAACTATTAGCTACGAGCCGCATGAAGTTCCACAAATTGTAGATTGGTTAATGAATAATTGGGACTGCTATGTTGGAGTTTCATTTATTTATAGAAGTGATCCTACAAAAACAGCCAAAGATCTTGGCTACCTATACCTACCACAAGAAGTTGTCGACGAATATACGTTTCGCACATATGTTCAAGACCTAAAAGCCGTCAATATAGATAGTGCCAATAGTTTTGACGCAATCTTAGATGACGAATGTTTAACCGGCGCATGCCCAGTAAAGTAATATTTAAATATGAATAATGATCCTATCTTAACACTTACACTTAGCGTAAACGAAATTAATGCACTCTTAGCAGGCTTACAAGAATTGCCTGCTAAAGTTTGCAATCCTCTAAGTCAAAAGATCCAAAAAGAAGCACAAGAACAACTACAAGCACTTCAGCCTCCACCTGAAACGCCTGCTAGTTAAACAAAAAGCCCCGTTACTGTAAAGTAACGGGGCTTTTTGTTATCTGGGTGAATCGTCAGTGTCTTGGTCACTATCCTCATCATCCATATCATCCGAACTATCTTCATCACTATCGTATAAGGTACTAACTATTTCTACTAGTATGTCGCGATAAGGTTGGTCTACGTCTGGTAAGTCTTGTAAGTATACATCAACATGACCATTACGTAGTAGTTCTGCGTGGTACATAAACTGACCAAAGGCTTCTACTTCTTCTGAGATACTTTCGTTAGCATAGTCTTCAATTGCTTCGGCTACAATGTCTAGATATTCCTGCTTTACATATGCTTTTACTGTTAGGCTTAGTAATTTAAGAGCTTTGCCTTCGCGTTCACGCATAATTTGATTGCGTTTAGCCTTGCTCCACGAATAACCACCATCGCCTCCCCAGAGATCCCAAGCTACTCTACCCTTACTAGGAAAACCTTCTTCGCCGCTACGAAAACCTGTAGCCCTTTTGTCTACTTCATGACGAGAAAAAAAGCTGTACATTCGTAGGACAGTTGAAGCGCTTAGTGGATCACGATCCTTTAATTGATTAGCTCTGGCTAAACCTACTAGGGTACCACCAGGCTTACCTTCGTCTTTCCACTTTAGGGCACGACGAGCTGCCGATGCCATGCCACTAGTGGGTTTGTAAGTTTTTGCCATTTTAATCCTTATATGCTAAAATTATTTGTTTACACATTTTGCTACGAACTATATCTTGATCTAAAAATCTAATTACTTCAATACCTTCAATACCTTCTAGCCGTTTTATAGCGTCCTCTAGTCCTGAATTATTTAAGTCTCGCTGATCTGGGTCACCGCTTAAAATTACTTTACAATTTTTACCTATGCGTGATAAGAGCATTTTTAGTTCAGTTTTAGTTAAGTTTTGCGCTTCATCGACTAAAACTATTGCATTATCAAATGTTGCTCCACGCATAAATCCTATAGGCCGGGGTTCTATATCTTTATTTTTAAGTGCATATTCATAGAATCCTTTACCTAAAGATCGTTGAAACACGTTGTCAAATGGTTCTAAGTATGGGGCATACTTTTCCTCTAATTCACCTGGTAAAAATCCTAAGCCGCGGCCAGTTTCTACATTTGGACGGGTTAGTATAATTTTATTTATGCGTCTATGAAAAAGCTCTCCTGCAGCATAGCTAGCAGCTACAAATGTTTTACCTGTACCTGCACTGCCTACTCCAAAAACTACCTCATTTTGTTTTATAGCATTTAAGTATTGTTCTTGTATAAAATTAAGAGGTTTTACATCTCTAAATCCATACTCAATTGGGTTTGATTGAGTATTGGTTTGTTGTTTACGAGCTTTTTTACCTGATCTAGTTGCCATTGATTCGACCCTGTTAAGAAGTTAAGGTTAAACACTTAGATTACTTTTTTGTGTCTGGTTTTACCTCACTAGGCTTTTGAGCCCCTTCTAGTTTCTTATGGATCTTTATAGTTTTACAAACTTCTTGCTCTTTACCTTTGCTATCCTTTTGGATCTCACAGACCCGTTTTGTTTCGGGTTCAGCTGCCACATAGCCTGTAGCAAACAACGAAATTAATACCGCTAAAATATATTTCATGATTAGTCCTTTTTGTGTGGGCTAAACTTTTCAGTAACAATTACACCTAAACCTACTAATACTATGTACATCATACTATCGTATAGTGTTCCGTCTACCTTATACCCAAAAAATAAATTAGCTACAAAACCTAGGCTACATAGCATAAAAGCTAAAAATGTTATTACACGTTTGCTGCTTAGGCTGCCATCTACTCCATCTTGTAGTAGTGATTTAAGCATTTAAATCTCCGGGTGTGGTGCTTGTGGAGGCTTAGGTTTTCCGCCGTATCCCGCTTCTGGCTGACCACTAGCAAACAGTACTGGCTCTTGTCTGACGTGCTGCGGTTTAGGTTCTGGTGTACGTATAGCCTCAATAGTAGCTTTAAATCCATCTTGTTGTTGTTTTTGTGCTTGAAGCATTACTTCTTGATCTTCTTTTTTAGCTCCTGCAAGCATAATACCACTAAGTGTACCAGTTAAAAATGTTGCTATAGGTACAATAAGTTCAAAGAACTTTTGATCAATTGGACTCATAGCATTAAGTGGCTGTGTAACAAATATTATACTGTATAAAACTACAAATACAATGCCTGTTAGTGTAAGTGCTAGACAAACTCCTATAAAGAATTTAAGTCTAGCCATTAGTTGTTCTTCGGTATAAATTAAAGTCTCCTTATTTTGCACCTTTAGCTCCTCCTTTATCTGGTTGACACTGTTGACAAGTTTGAGTCATTGGTTCTTGCCGGGTCTCTGGCGGCCCTAGTCTAGGATCTCGCTGCCCTTTAAATATATGCTCTGGACAAGTACGAGTAACATCGCATAGTGGTTTCTGACACTGCTTAGTTTCCCAGTTTTGAGGATCTTGACAAGGATATCTAAACCTATCGCTACCAAAAGCAGCTAGTGCAACAGGTAGTGCAAGTAAAATTAACAAGAATAGAAATAGTTTTTTATCACTAATCACCGTTAGCCTCCTAGTATGTGTAAGGCGTGCTCGTAGTGTTTTTTACGATCTTCTATGCCTATTGTACCACCATTAATTCGTTTTGTCAAGGTTAAAATATCCCCTTGGTCTGCCCAACGATTTAAGCTATTAGTTTCCCAAAACCAGCACGCACTTTGAGCAGCTCCTTCAAAGGTTTCTAGGTAATCTGCTGCTTCTTCTGGTTTGATTTCTATGCTGTGAGCAAACCAAGTATAATTATCTTTACCAGTTAGCTGAATAAGTCCTCGGCCACGGTATCGCCATCCATCACCTGAAGCCTCATCGCCATTACCCATACGATTAGCATATACACGGTTAGCTATTGCCTCTTGCTTATTGGGTTTACCAGCATACTGTTGTGCTAGTTCATCCGTAGGAAAGTATTTAGAAAATACTTTGCGTAAGCTTTGCCAACGATAGTTAAGATTTTCTTGTAAGACTGTAAACTCAGCCGACTCATGTGCACACTGTGCAATCCAAGCTGCTTGACGTAGTGGAGTGTTAATTTCGTAATCTGGAAATAGCTGATTAATAACTTGTAACCAATAGCTTGTATATTTATTTCGTGGTATTAATTTTTGTAATTGTTCTAAGGTTAAGGTCATTTTATGTCCTCAAATAATTTACGTTGAGTTTTGTACCACTCCTGCCACATACTAGATTTTAAGCTACAATCATGGTAAAGGTGATAATTTTCTGTAACCGTTTTAGCTACATCACTAAGTTTAGCATTTTGTTCTAGTGGTTTTAAAGATCTGCAAGGCTCTAGTAATACCTGTGGTGCTTCTGGAAATTTGGGTTTTAGTGGAACAGGAGTGCTACAGCCTACTAACGCTAGTGATAATACTATTACTATCGATTTCATTGTATTTTTTCCGCCGCACGATTATGTGCGTCTACAAATGGTTGTGGAATTTCACACCGAGTATCATACTTAACTACTTCTCGGTCAACATACTGTACTATATTTTGACCGCGTTCGCGTACTATTTTCTGTTGCACAACTACTTTTTCTACTATCTTAATATTTTCTTTTGCCCCTTCAGCCTCAGCTTGTGCTAGTTTAACTTCTAGTTCTTTTATCCTAGCCTGCCAAGCACGTTCATTAGCTATAGAGCCCAGCATATAAACTCCGATAACTACAAGTATAATAGACCCAATTTGTAGTGGAGTTTTGTACACATGAATTATGGGTAGTGGAATAAACTTAAGTAAATAAGTTACCACTAGTCCAAATAATCCTAAGGCTAGTACCATATAAAATAGCCACCAAGGTAGCCATTGAAGAATCCACATTGCGTCTCCTACCATCGGCCTGCTTCGCGGCCAATATCAAATAACCATACAAAAAATTTAATTGCAATAGTAAGTGTTATAACTAGTAAGGTTCCCCAGAATAGGTTTTCAATAAACCGTTTTCTACGGCGAGCTTGATCACGAATCATACGCTCACGGCGCTCACGAATTTCACGACGTAGCTGATTAAACTGACTATAGCCCTCTGCTCCTAGGTGTTGAAGTTCACCATAATAAAACATATGATATATTTCAGCTTCCATTTCTCGCAATTTTTGCTGTGCTATAATTATATCAAAGGCTTCTGCTGTTGCGGTTTTACCAAATCCTATTTTTTCAAACAAGCCAGGTTTTTGCTCACCCGTATCCGTTTTATTATCATTGATTAGTTGTTGAAGTTGCCCTGCAGCATCCGCCCACTTACTTAATTGACGGTATACTCCCTCGACTTCTTGACCTACTTTTACAGCAGCTTTTAGGCCATTAAATGCAGCTGTTACCGTACCCATTAGCGTTAGCGGATCCATACTACTCCCCTTAATTAGCAAGAGGATTATCTAGTGCCTTTTTAATCTTGTCATCTACCTCACGCCGAATAGCTCGTAGTTCACCGTTAGTATCACGTTCAATTCTGTTTACACGTTCATTTACGGTTTGTACAGTTGCATCAACTTGTTTTTGCATTTCACGAACACTGGTATCAGCACTACGACGTATTTCTTTTATTTCTGTATCTACTTGTCGTCGTATTTCTTTAACATCGTCATCAACTTGTCTACGAATACTAGCCACTTCTTTTTCGGTTTCACGCTGAGCAACTTTAGATCCCCGCTCTACACCTTCTAAGACAGTTTCTGTGCGACGAATATCGCCTTTTAGATTTTGATTAATATCACGAGTATAGCCTACTACTTTTTCACTATTTTCTTCTAGTTTAATTATGCGAGCCTCATATTCACTAAAGTCGGGTGCAACATAGCTTGCAATCTTTTTCTTCATATTTTCGTAGTCTTTGTAGGCTTCAAAAACTCCATACATGCCGCCGACTACACTACTTATAATACCGGCCGCAATCATTAGCTTTGCAGGTGTAAAACTGTACCCGCCTATACTAATCACAGTATCTTTACTAGCGTACTTTTTTAGGGCAGCTTCTGCAGCTTCTACCTTTTTGTTAATGTCAACATTACTTTCTGTATTGCTCATCAATCATCTCCTGGTGAAGCCGGTCGCTGCGCTGTGAAAGTGCGCGCTGAGCACGCGGATTATCTGGTAGTGTACGATTACGATAAATTTCCTTGCTAGTATAAAATACAGCGTCTGGTAGGTTAACTTGTTGATACTGATCAAACCCCGGTACTGTACCCATTTGTGCAACTTGTTGTGCTTGTTGCTGCTGCTGGGGGTCTTGCCGAGCGCGCTCCGCGCGCTGGGTTTGAGCGGCTTGGGTTCGACGTTGCTGCTGTGCTGTAGGTTGAGGTGTAATACCGGATACAGTTAAACCTGTACCAAGTTGTGGGTTTATATTAATTTGAGAAGTAGGACTGGTGGTACTAGTAATACTTGGTACAGTAATTGCTTGCTGCGCTTGAGGGTCCCCTATTAATACAGTTTCTGCTAGTTTGCTAGTATCGGTTAAAGAATTTGATTGACTAGGGCTAAGAGTAGGAGTAGTATAATTGGTACACTGTGGACTACTCTGCGAATTAGATTTACACGCATCTGTTACCTGTTTTTCTTTAAAAGCGTTTGCATATCCTGAACAACCAGAATTGTATAGAGGATTTGCTGTGCATTGTTGATTGAAGTATGCCTGCGGGTACAGTAAACAGGCCGTAGAAAAAAGGGGGTTAGAAGCACATTGTTGATTTAGATATGCTGATTCGTATCCGGGACACTCAGGAGAAAACAAAACATTCACTGAGCATTGTTGACTACGATATGCTTGTGCATACCCCTGACAATTTGGACTGTATATAGAATTAATATTGCATTGAGATTGAAAATATGCTTGTTGATAGTTTGGACAGGTTGATGCATAAAGTGGATTCACAGCGCACTCATCAACCACATACATTGCATTTAAAGAAACATTTTTAATCTGCGGTCCATAATAACCCGCCCAATACCTATCATCTTTTCCATTAAAACTTACATCAAACCTATCAACAAAATCTAAATTAAATGGACTGCCATAATTTCTTTTACCACTTACAGTTTCCCATCCATTTGTTTGATTAAGTGTATAGTTGTCTTTTTGTTTACTGAATCCAAATTGATCTTTTAGATCAACAGAAAAAGAAACAAATCCTCTATTAAATTCACTATTCATGTATTGAAAAGAATAGTTGTATCCATAAAGTCTTAGATGAGTACCTTGTAGAGCTTCACGTAATCTTATTTCTTGGTTAACAATTTGCTGTGTATAACCAAATAGTATTGTTTGTGTTTGAGGATTATAGGCTGCGCGATTTCCTCCAGATGTTCCTCCTGGAGTATAATTACCTGTAACAGTATTTGCCCAGCTATTTTGAATTAGATTGGGTGTTGTATGTATATCCTGAGCACTACAGGAGAATGAGAAGAATAGCCAGGACGCCAAGCCCAGCACTAACTTTTTGCCAGAAACTTGCATTGTTACTCTCCTTTACGGATTCAGGTTTTCGTGTTGGATTGGTGTCCCATATTCTCTTAGCTTCTTCGCCGATCTTACCATCCACTGGACAAGGTGTTCCAGCATTCATCATGGCAGTAAATACTCGATCATCTTGGCATAGTGTGGATACCGCTGCAACCTTCATGCCCATGTCATAAAGATTCTTTGCAAGCTTAATACGTTCACAGTTCATATCCCGAACAGTACTACCACCACTAATACCTAAGATTTGAGTTTGTACTGCTCCTGACACACCAACAGTACAAAGATCATTGTTAATTACAGTAATACCTGGACTAATAGCACTAGGTGGGGGCGATTTAACTGTAGTTTCATTTACGCTAGTACTAGTCGAATTAGATTGACTATTACTTGTTGATTCTGAAATAATCCTGTCTGTTGTTTGGGCAAGGGCAAGGCTTGAAATCAAAAATAATAGCCAAACTAATTGTCGCATAGTAACCTCTACGTATTATGGATTAATAGGTGCGGGTGGTGCAGTAGTAGGTGTAGGTGCAGGAGCCCAAGGTAGTGTAGCTTCAGTTACTGGAGTTAATTTATCATCAATCTGTTTTTGAATTTGAGCATTAACGTGTTCTTCGTAACCGCCAACGACTACAGCTTTAATCCATTCTAAAACCATTTCTTCCGTAAGTTGGTCAAAAGGAATAAATGTATATCCTTCAGGCATTCCTACTGTAGTAAAAGGTGTTGCACCTGAAAATGTTCCTGTATTTCCATTTTCATCAGTACCAGTTTTTGTCCAGTATGTTTGAACAATAGCATTTTGATTTGAACCTTCAGTTTTAGTTTTTGCTGAAGTTACTTTCCATGTATAAGTAATTGCCATTATTTTCTCCTAAAATGTTGGCGCTTGTTTTGCTAGTAGTTATCTTACTAGCATTTTTAACTTGTTGATTTCTGACTGTTATTATTTGATGGGCGTAACTAAGAGGTTACCATAGTAATTCCTTATTATACGGGTTGGGTTGGCCATTCTACTGACCAAGGAAAGTTTGATTGTGTGGTAATATTTCTAAGAGCTTGTCTATACGTTGCCCATGTTTGTTTATCTACAGGGGTGTCTGCTACTTGTGTCCAATCTGTGCTTGAAAGTAGTTCATTTCTCCGTTTTCTTATGTCGTATGCAGCAGCATCAAATCTAGTTTGAATGTGTTCTGGAAGTGCATCAACTACACTCCAAACCCTTGTCCAAGTTCCGTTTTGTAGAGTTGGTTGTAGTTCAACTAATTCTTTAGTATGATCAATCTGTGGCATTACGCTTTCTGCTACCCTAAAAATACCTCTACTATTCAGAGAATCTTCTTCTACAGGAATAGTAAACGATGTATTAGGAAAATCTACTCTTAAATCGTACAGATTATAAGGGTATTTCTCAATTTCACCATTACTATTTAATTTTACATATATCATTAGTTTTCCTTAATTAGTAGTCTGTACCTGCCATATAGTATCCAGTATATATAGTCCATGCGGTACCGCCCGAAGCATTGCCTACAAAAACATAGCTTTGATTTGCTGAAAAGTATCCTGCAGGAGAGGGTGTAGCTAGATAAGAGTTTGTAGTAGCTATGCCAGATGCACCACTCGTTCTATTATGATTACCAAATAATACTTCTAGTACAGGTACTCCGCCTGTTTTTGCGCTATTAAAAAAAGTAGCTTCATATACAATACCAGGTGAACCAATAGTACCGCTAGTACTACCATTTCCTTCATATCTAATTCTTGTATAATCAGTTCCAGATTGAATCATTGAAACTTGTTGATATGAATTATCGGCAGCTCCTAAGTGAATTTTATGTAGAGCAGGATTACTTGCACTTAAACTACTAAAAACAGTTGAACCACTGCCAAAAGTAATATAAGTATTTGAACCGATATAGGCTGTTGTAAAACTATTTAGATTAAGTGCAAAGCTTGGTATAGTAACACTAACAAAACTATCATCAACATTTCCATATGATAAACCTGTCCAACCACTAGGAGGATAATTAGGATGTCCACCAGCACCTAGGGTTGGCGCTTTAGTTCCGGCTGTTAGTGTATACCCTCTGGGTTGACCACTAGCCATAAAATTATTAAAACTAATTGTATCCATTTTAATTATCGTAGTTAGTTAAATAAGAACCACGCCATCTACTTCCAGCATCATCTGTAACAAACATAAATAAGTGAGTTTTACCTGTTGTTAAGGAAGGAGCAGTGTTACCCGGCCATTTTACAGTTGAAGGCCAAGTAATAGTACCACTAGTGTGTGTTACTTCAAGTGTAAATGAGTATGCAAGAGTATATCCACTTAAACTAGTTACATTACTAAATGTAAATGTACTATTACCAGCAATTGTTTTTGTAAAGTAGTTGCCTTGCCTACAATCAATATCTAGTGCTCCAGGAGTGATACCGTTATAATTAGCAGCTTTTAAATGAAAAACATAGTTTTCACCAACATATATATTAGAAGAACTACCTGCTGTTATAATTACACGATCTCCTGTACTACTACTAGCCTCTATGTTTAGATCTTGGGAGGTTTGTCTATTATAAGTAAAAATTTGAGTCAATACATCATTACCACCAGAATTCCTATCAGCAAAACGTATAAATGATCCAAATCTAGCTGCTGTTGGAGTTTGTGTTCTTCTAATAACAATGACAGGATATTCAAGAAAACTATTACTAGTATTTTCGATTAAAAATGTTGATTGAGTACGAGTACTACCAGACATATACATGGGTATGTCTGTTGCCGTTCCATATGCATTATCGCTAGGATCATTAGCAGTATTAACTCGTAGTTTAAGAAGTCTAGAAGTGCTTGCTGGATCTACATAATAAGCAGTATTATCACGATCATACATTAAGTTTGAATAAAAACTACCACTCTCTACTCGAGTATGTTCGTCACCTTTATTAATCGAGAATCTTATTGTTTCAAGACCTTCATTGTTGTAGAATCTAATACCACCATAGCCAGGTTGAGCACCCATGCGAATACCGGTGTGCCAACGTAAATCGAGCTTGGTATATGTGCCACCATAGTTTTCAAAGTTAGTACCAATATAGTAACTGCCAGCCGCGTTATCATCGCCGCCACCAAACATAAGGCGAATACCATCAACGCTACTATAAGGGTTAAGACCATTGTAACCGCCTATAGTGACTCGTCTATAATTTGTTGGATGAAGATTTATTGTCCAATTACCCGTGCTATCTAATAAACCAAATCCAGCACTGTCCCAATAAATAGATCCTTTTCTTCCGGTTGAGCTATTTTGAGTGCTGTTAAACTGGTCATAAAATATTAATCCGCCAACTGAAACACTACCATTATCTGGATTAATGTGCCAGTAATTAGCACCTGCAGAATAAAAATGCGAATCAGTTGCAGTATTGTATAAACCAGTCGCAGAATTTTGATTTCTAAACCAACCATAGTTGTATATCTGATTAGGAAATACATCATTGAGTCTGCTGCTGCCGTTAGGATCGCAGTAGTAATTGGTGTCGTTTTGATCGTAAACAATAGGCGTGCGTACATCTGTGTATGCTTGTAGAATACCATCAACCTGTAACGCTGTAGGTGTTCTAAAGTTTCTTAAGTCGCTAGTTATATTTGTAAATGACTCTGTTGTGGTTTGAGCTACGCTGTATGATCCACCAAGATCCATTGCATTGTTATAAAACGAAGCATTATGAATTTTTCTTAATCTTACAGTACCGTAGTTCCACTCTGATCCAGAAGTTCCAATGACTACACAATACTGACCGTCTTTAAATCCTAGTCTTACTTGTTTGTCAATGAACCCAACTACATTACAAGAATTATTATACCAAGCACTATTCCAATTATGTCCGCCGACTATGATTGTAGCAGTGCGAGGAGAATTGTACTCGTAATAATCAAATACCATGTGTACCATACCATAGTTACCGCTACCACCTGGTAACTTGAATATGATCATACCAGTACTACTTCCACTCGAAGACCACTCTACGTTAGGGAAAGCATGATTTTCGCCTAGTTCAATTGCGCCTGCGATTTTTAATGAACTAGTAGTACTATTTGGATCTAGATAGTATGTGGTATCATTAGAGTCATAGAAAATCTGCGCTCTCATAGAGGAGCCATCTGCTACAGAATAATCATCTCCAACAACACGCAGTCTCCAACTAGCCCCACTGTTTAAAAATCCAATATTATTACTACTGTCTGCATACACATATCCACGAGACGTGCCTTGATGCCCGCCCGTTCTAAAAATAATACCAACATTAATGCCATTATTTCCAGCTAAGTTCCAGTAGTCGTTGCCAGTTGCATACCAGTGATTTCCATAAGACTCATTATACAAACCTTGTTGTCCGTAGTTTCTAAACCAGCCGCCAATATAAACTTGGCCAGCTATGTTTGCATTGTTGCCTGGATCGACATAGTAACCAGTGTTATTTATCTCATAGAATATTGGTGCGCGCATATCATCGCGAGCACGAATACTTCCTGAAACGGCTGCTAAGAAACCTCCATTTTCTAAAACTAGGAGGCCGTGTGTGTTTAGATTGCCGGCTGTTCCACCAGCATTTGGGTGTGACCAAGCTAGTCCATATAAGCTTCCAGTAGTAGTACCATCTGCAGGAAGTTTATACGAATCTCCCATTGCAAACACGCCTTGGTATCTATAAGAAGAATATACACCAACTATACCTTTACCGTAGTCGTCAAATACAATATTACGACCATAAGTAATTCTTGTGGCATCACGGGTGTCGTGGTAGTGAATTAAACTATCTGTTCCAGCATATCGGCTATAACGATATGCAGTATATTGGCTATCCCAATACCATCGGTCACCATACCAGCCACTACTATCTTCACCAAATCTGAATTCAGAAGTACCAGAATCGTGTGCTCCTAGGAATAGGCTTCGTTGAAACGAAGTGCTATTTGGGTCTAAATAGTAACTAGTATCATTAGAATCATAGAAGATTGGTGAACGCATGTCAACAGGAGCTGTAACGTTACCGCTAGTATTGATGGTTAAATATGGTGCTCCCCATCCAGTACTAGCATCTGTCCATCCACCATAATATGCTCTATGACCATGATTTTTAGTTATACGAAATGTGTCGTCACTGCCTGTTACAAATCCTACAGACCAAGAAGTATTTACCTGATTACTTGAAAATAAAATAGAAGGTCTATCTCCGGCTCCATCAATTCTATATTCTGCCACTACACCCCATGAATGGTTTCCGTGAAGATTTCTAAATAAGAATCCGGATCCGTTATTTGTTGCACTTACACGATTATCAAAGAAAGCTGCGTGTCCATTCACTGCGTTGTTGCTTCCAATAAAGTGTAGATTATATCCAGGAGTATGTGTTCCAGATCCACCTGAAACAGTCCAGTCGCCTTCAGATCCTATTCCGATGTAGCCGTTTGTTCCAACATGGAAGAATGAAGTACCATTATATCCAGAAATACCATTGTGAGGATTCCAGTCACCTGCAGAAGAATAACCCATTGACAACATAGTACCAGTACCATTAGTACCAATAACAAATTGATGCCCTGTGCCATTAGATGTAAACTGAATAGTTGGTCCATGCTGTGTGTTAGACGTAACAGTATGATTTAGTGATATTACCGGATACGCGCCATGTGCTTGAATAATTGCTCGTTGATTAGTATCTTGAAGAGAGTATTGTACAGCAGTAGCGCCAACAACTAATTCATTCCCGTAGATGCCAGTAGCTCCACCACTTATAGTCAAAAATCTAGATTGACGTGTTCCACCTGTACCATCAAAATAATAACCAGTATCATTTGAATCATAAAATATTGGTGCGCGATAACTATTGTTGGTTTGAACCGCAGTGGCATACTCAAGGATCCCACCTCTGTAATTTTCTAAAACTACATCACCATAACTATGGCGCAAATTAAATTGGGCAGGACTTCCAGCAGAAGTATTCTGCGATTGTAAAATAGCTTGTACATCATTTCTAAATAAATTTATGTACCCAGCTGTGCGAAAAGATAAATCGGCACCAGGGTCGACATAATAACCAGTATCATTATAATCATAGTATATCGGTGAACGCATCTGACTATCGGCGTCGACGCGTGTATTATAAGATGTATGTGCTCCAGAAGCAGAATCCCAAACACTATTTTGAGCTGATGAAGTTGGTGATACACTCTGACTATTAATACTGTAAGTACTTGATTGTGCAGTAGCACCTAAATTGCGACTAAAATAAAAGTAGTAGGTGCCACCACCGCGTAGCCATACAACTTCAGTACTACTATGTATCATTTGCGTAATACCACCACAAATAGTCAAATTAGTAAATCTTTCGTGGTATTGTTCTACCCTTCTCTTAACTTCAGTAGTTCCCCAGCTACTACCGTTAGTCCACCATCTTAGATTTAAAGTAAATCCGCTTGGGTGTGTAGCCCAAGATGGAACGTTAGAGTTTAAATTATTTTGAATCTCTATCCAGCATCCGCCAGTTGGAACTTGTATAGTTACAGGATAGTAATTGCTTGTGCTATATGTCGAAGTGTTCGACATGTCAACTGTTTGTGGTTTATACAGTTGTACATTGCCGTCATCAATAGTAATTGAGTTTAGTCTGGATGTGCTTGCTGGATCTGTATAGTATGCTGTATTATTTGAATCATAGAATATAGGTGCTCTAGATGAAGAAGAAGATGTTGTATCTCCACTGCTAATTGTAAATGACCAAGTCGATCCATATCCAACATTATTAAATTCATAGTAGTTAGCGTTAAAGTATCTACTGCTTCCTGATGTATAATCTCTCGATCCCCAGCTACCAGCTGATCCTGCAGTCCCCGCCATGTAAAGGAAGCCTGATACATGTGCATCACCACTAATACTTAATCTTACGTCTGGTGTGGCACCACCTAATCCAAGATTTACGAGTTTAGAATTTGAATTTGGATCTACATAGTATGCAGTATCATTAATATCATATAATCCTGGCATCCTTGGCCAAGTGTCAAAATAAAATGCCCCACTTGGTGCACTTAAATTAATATTACCATCACCAATTGGTGTTATCGTATTTAAATAAGTTCCAGAACCTACATTAATGTTCCCAATTCGCGAAGTGTTTAATCTCGATGTGCTAGCTGGATCTAAATAATAATTAGTATCATTAGCATCATAGAAAATTGGTGAACGAATTGATCCGTTGTAAACGTATCCTCCGTCATTAGCGCCTTGTGCCATTAACGTTAGCGGATGATTAGACATCGTTCCAATTTTGCCCACGCCTTGACCAGTGTGTGAATACATCGTAGTGATAATGCCATCACTATTGCTAACTACATCTAATCTCGCATGAGCAGAACCAACAAGATTCATTCTAGCATTCCAACTACCATCATTGCTGGAACTTACGTTTCCAGCAAAAATGTGAAGTAGTCTAGAGCCACTGTTTGGATCTAGATAATAATTAGTATCATCAAGGTCGTATATAAATGGAGCATACAGCGTAACGTGTGATCTAACATTATTATCCCACATTCCCGTCGAGAATAATAGTGTTTCTCCACCATCACCATGACCATTCATATCAGCATCAGTTGTCGGAGAATTATTATAGAATCGTGTTCCTCCGTAATTATAATAACCACCTATTCTAATTCCAGTATGGTGTCCAATGATATAGTCTTTATATGGATATGACCAACTACTATAGCCATTAGCTATATCCATACCCTGTGAATAATGGCCCCCACCAAATGAAGTTCCACCAGAACCAGATCCATGTTGTATTTTACCTGCATAAAGTTGAATTTCATTTGGAAGAATGCTATTTAACCTAGATGTACTTGCAGGATCTGTATAATATGCAGTATCGTTTGAATCATAGAAGATAGGAGATCTAAAATCACCAGATGCATATCCGGTACCGTTGATACTTACTCTGTGAGATGAATTGTGATTGTTTTCACCAAAATACCAATTTCCTGAAGTCGATAAAGACATTAAATAGTAACCAAGAGAATCGCTATATAAGCCAAATCCATTTCCTACACCATAGTTTGGCACGTGTCCGGCAATCCATCTCCAATCATTATTTCCTTGTATGTATAAGTTACCCGCTGTACTACCACCAGGTCCACCGCCAACTCTCAATTCAGCTAAACGGGATGTGTTATTCGGATCGACATAATAACCAGTGTCAGCAGAATCATAGAATATCGGTGCTCTTATATCAACAGAGTTTGTTGCTGAAGAACCAATAGGCATTGCATAATTAGTGTAGTTAGTTTCATCAAGTAAAATTTTCCAAGAAGTCCAAAGATTATTTGTTTGATTGATTGATCTAACTCTTAACCCTAATCCTCCATAGCTTGCACCATGTCCCATGAATAATTGAAAATTTCCACCCGGATCTACAGGAACACGTCCCATTACACTTAATACAACGCCGTATTGTGGCCACCCTTCAGCAGAAGAAACAAATGATGTCTCCACCCCGGAGTTATACCCAGATGGCAGGGTTGAGTTGCTCCATTGATATGCAGGGACTCTGTCAATCCACTTAGAGTATCCTGTAACGTTACCCGAAATAGCATTACTAACAGTTAAACCCGAAAGATTTGACGTACTTGCTGGATCTACATAATAACCAGTGTTATCTGAATCATAGAATATTGGTGCTCTCGCACTACCACTCATTTGTGTATATGCACCATAGATAAAATGATTAGCGCCTGCAGTAGTGCCAAAAGTAGCAAAAGTGTAGCCGTCGCTATTATTCCATAACTGGAGTCTGCCAGCTCCATCTGTGTTACTGGTATTATTGGAAATAAACCATAGATCTTTTCCAGATGCTGCTGTAGATTTAAGAGAAAGTTTTGGACCACCAGTGGAATTGTTTTGAATAATAAGCCCAGAAGAAGATTCTGTGCCATTTATAACAGCACTTGATGAACTCGCAAACAGATAAAATCCTGCTGCTGGATCTAAATAATAAGAAGTATTAGTAGCATCATAGTATAGTGTAGCGCGCATGTCACTCGCAGACTCAACTCTATTCGCAAAATACGTATATCCAGTATCCCAATAGTGTGTTATGCTATTGGTGCCTCCGGTAAATAGACGCCAATTAACTTTAGATCCTGAAGCATTACCTCCGTCGTTAAAATGAGGATAGTGATTTCCAGCAGAATCCCAAGGAAGAAAATAGAAGTGACCACCAAACTGATTCCCCGTTCCACTCAGTGTAACTGAATTACTTGTACTTGCACCTCTTGCAGTTACAGTTGCGAGTGTATCTGTTTCTGTATAACCGGTAATATAGCCTGGACCATTAGTAAGTTGGTTAAGATTTGTTAAGTTGCCAGCATGCCAAACCTGATTGCCATTAATTTCTAAGGATTTATTTAGCTGCCACTTGTCGCCACTGGACACATAGGTAAAGGTTGCACCTGCACCACCAATAGTAATACCTGCACCATCTGCAGCAGCTGCATTAGGGGCATCCGTAGCTAATTGTAGGTTTAGGTCATCAATAGCTACTGTGGTAGAGTTAATTGTAGTAGTTGTACCGTCTACTTGTAAATTACCACGAATTACTAGCGTACCTGTATTATCACCGATACCGGCAGGGTCAATATACATAGTAGCTGGGCCACGAAGCTCGCCACTAATGGTAACGTCTGAGGCCGAGACTGTGCCTGCAGTTACATTTCTGCTGCCGTCTACAAATTCTTGGGCACCTATTCTGATACCATCTTTTACTTTAAACATATCCTCGTCCCTATTTATCAGAGGTTATATCAATCTGCGAAACTTAAATGTGTACTGGTATGCCGCACTATTCGTAGTTGTTCCAGCTACCTGTAGCTTTAAATCGTCTGCGTTTTCACCAGGAGTTCTTTGAACTCTTAGGAATATTGTTCCACTATTTGGTGCGTGCCCTGCTCGGTGCAAGACAATTTCATCAGTTACTTCACTATTAGTATTGCCAGCAAACCAACTCATTACGCCAGTATAGTATTCTTGATATTGAGTACCACCTACTGTATGGTCACTTACGTTAGTTACTTGAACAATATAACTACCAGTTGCAAGTTCGGCAGCATTTACTCCAGTATCTTGCCAGCTAGTAGTTAGTGTGATGCTTTGTTGATGAGTATATACTTGATCTATACCAGTACCGGTACTAGGAGCTAGGCCTGCGTGTGTTAGGGTTCCGGCAACATGTAAATTTCCACCAATACCCGTTCCACCGGCAACTACTAATGCACCAGTAGTAGTTGAAACAGCAGAAGTAGTAGAACTAATTATAGTTTGTGTTCCACCTATTGTAGTAACACCCAGTGCTCCCGAAACTGTTGATCCGATGTTAATTGTACTAGTCGAACCTGCAAGACCGGCGGTACCAATATTAATAACTTTAGTCGAAACTGCGGTAGTAGCACCCGATGATAAGTTTAAAGTCTGATTAACTGTGGACTGACCGACGGTGATTACACCAGTGGCTGCTGTTCCGCCTACAGTAATTGCACCAGTTGTTTCGCTGGTAGCGATGCTTAAAGCACCCGACGTTAATCCAGAGAATAATGTCGCACTACTCGTAGCAGAACCAACAACTAAATCATTACCAAGAACTGTAATATCACCCCCGATAACAAGATCTCCAAGGGTGTCAACTCGACCTTCAAGTACTGTACGTCCGTTAACGTAAAAGTTATTTGTAACTCTCGTGTTGCCAGCAAGTTCAATTTTACTGGTAGTAGTTTCTGCGTCAATCTCTACTGCCTGACGATCTGTGCGGAATTTTAATACTACATCACCACTAGATCCGCATAAGAATGCTACGTTAGCAGATTCGTTAATGTATATACCGGTTGGAGTAGGTTCAAACCAACCTGTGTAGAATTTATCATAAAATACAGCAGTGGCAATGTCCCACGCTGTGCCCAATCTATATTCATTTACGTCGTCTCCGGTACTACCGTATACGTACATGCGTGTACCAGCAGTGTTAAATCTCAGACCAGTTGGGCCGCTTTCTTGGCCACTAACACTAAATTGTTTAGTCCAGGTTGCCGTTGCAACATTATATGCCGAACTCAACGCAAACTGATGCACAGCATCAGTAGTTGAATCTATGATGTACATTATTGTACCATCATTCTTAAAGTCTACCGCCTGTGGTGCAGTCATTGCTGCTGGAATACCACCTGCATCACCTATGGCAAATCGTATTGAACTTACTAAACTAGCGGTTGTTATATCCCAAGGTGTACCTAAGGTAAAATAGTAAGCTCTATCTTCGCCTGCAACACCTGAACCGTTGGCAATAACAACTCCACTGTTACCAGAGGTTATCATCTTAGTACCATCTGGACTAATAAACAATCCTAATGTACTAACGTCAATTAGTGACATTGAAAATGTTGAGCCTGCTACTGCTGTGGTGATATCCCATGCAACTGACAAATTATACTGGGTAATTGAATTAGAAAACGCTAGATACATTATTAAACCGTCTGGTTTAAAGAATATATCAACTGGATTAGCAACACTAAATGTGCTGTCGTAAGCCCATCCTGCTACGCTGTCTATGCCAGCGGTAATAGCAGTATTTTTAATACCTAGTCTATTACCTTGTAAAGTTAAGGTTCCGGCAACATTAAGCCCTGTTGAAGCTAAAGAACCTATGGAAGTTCCATTTGCATACCAAGTATGTGTACCCTGTCTAGAATTATACCGTACATTGCCGGTGTTATTTTCAGTACCAATATAGACTTCCCAAGTACCAGCAGTATTGTAGTACTCAATACCAGCAAAACCAGCACGTGTAAGGGTTTGAGTCCCGCTCATGTTAATAGCACCAGTCATGGTGCCACCAGCAAGCGGCAAGTAATTAGCTAAACTACTTGCAGTAGCGTACGTATTAGTATCTACCTCATAAGTATCAGCACCCGACTTGCGTAAAAAGCCACTACCTGCACCTGTCATGGTGCCAGCTAGTGCACTAAGTGCTGGACCAACATTAACTTGATAGGTTGTATTAGTTGCAGTATTAGCACTAAATCCTGTACCTGTACCAATGGAAACACTAGTGTTAGTTAGGCCCGCCTGAGCCTGGAGTGTCAGGGTGCCGTTGCCAGGTGAAGCACCTGCGCCAATAGCACCAATTGTATTATCAGATTTTTTGTAGTAGAGTGTACCAACTGCATAGTTAAGGGCAAGCTCACCGTACTCAAGGTCGCCTGGCGCAGGTTGTTTTGGTGCACCATCGGTAATAACCGCTGATTTTTTAAGTATTAATCTAGCCATAGTGTTTCCTAAAAAGGACTTGTACTAGTAGTTAAAAAACTACCTTTTAATAACTTCCGCCTTCAACTACACTTATAGTTACCCAGCCACTGTCAACTGTAAAGTTTGCACTATTAAATTTTGCTAAGCCTAGTGTAGCTGCACCGCTAGTTGCTGCTGCAGTTGCAGTTGGAATTGCTGTTGTGGTTACTGCAGTTACTAAGCCTTTGGCATTAACTGTTACTGTAGGTACTGTATAACCATCACCAAAACTACCAACATTTGCATTAACAGTAGCTAGGGTAATTGCAGCGCTTACTGCAGCACTACCATCTACGCCTACTAGAGTAGCAGTAGCATCACCAGTTAGGCTTAAGTCGCGGGCTGTTTTCCATTTAGTAGTTGTAGCACTATTACCAATAACTTCTGTAACTACTAAGTTTTTGTTTAAATTCCAGCGATCATCTGCACTGGTATAAGTAAGTGTTGCACCAGCTCCTGTTACTGTTAAACCAGCACCATTAGCTTGAGCAGCAGTTGTAGCATCTTTGGCTAGTTCAATGTTAATATCTGTAATTGCAACGGCCGTACTATTTACAGTGGTAGTAGTACCTTGAACAGTAAGATTACCAGTAATAGTAGCATTACCTGCTACACTAATATTTGCAGCTGTAATATCATCACTGCTTAATTGACCATTTACTGTAACATTATTAAACGTTACATCACTGGTAGTACCAACAGCTTGACCTATGCTAATAGTTACTGTATTATTAGTAACTGCAGTAGTAACGCCAGTACCGCCTGTAAATGTTAAGGTATCAGTGAGTAGTGCAACCGCATCAGTACCTGTACCGCCAGCAATATTTAGGTTAGTGGCAATATTTTCAGTATTAACACTAGTAATTTGACCTTGTGCATTAACGGTAAGTACAGGTATTGCAGTTTGAGAACCGTAACTTCCAGCTGTTACGCCAGTAGCAGTGATACTAATTGTACTAGTATTACCGGGATCACTATTAGTTACAGTAATACCTGTACCAGCAGTAATTGCTCCACCTACAGTGTCGTAGATATACTCAGCAAGACTAGTGCTGGCATCGGTATAAATATTTTTAATTATGGTAATACCGGTACCGTCTGGAGTAATATTTATATTACCATTGCTATCAGTGCTAGTGATGCTATTACCATCTATTGTAATATTATCTACTAGTAGTTCATTGATCTTTTTATTTGCATCAACGATAATGGCAGAACTAGCTGTTAGTGTACCACGTGTATGATCTAGTAGGTCAGTAAAGTATTTACCACCAATTACTACGTGATTAACAGCGTTACCATTATTTTCGTTACCCATACCAATGTATAGGCGGTCACCGCCATTTGAATCGTTATTAACTAATCCAGAGTAGGCCATTTCGCCTGCAGCTAGAACACTTGGATTTCCAGCTACCTCTGAACGTTTAATTCTAATAATAGAAGCCATTTTTGTCCCTTTTAATATTGGCCTGAATCAACTGTTTGTTGATTCAGCAAGGTAGTTGAAATCCATTTTTGAGTTTGTGTATTGTATACTAGTATACTTCCGGGATTTAAAGAGGTTACATCAACATCTTCTAGGCCACTTACTGTAGTTTTTCCAGGAGGCCCCATTATACCGGTTATAACAGTTCTGGGAGTTTGGTCTCGTACAACTACAGTATTTACTGTTTGTTCCCGTATAGTTACTGTAGTATTTTTATCTACGACTACTGTAGTTGTCATCGGGTTACCTCCTTAACTAGTACTAAATTACCTGTTAAGAAAGGAGTTACTCTACCTTGTTGATCTACTAATTCTACAGAATATACAGCAGTTTCAAAAGTAAAATCTTCGGTTATGCCGGCAGGAATAGTTATAGTAATTGTTTTGTAGACTTGATCAAGGACAATTTCACCGGTTTGGGTTCCGCACTGATATATTATGGCAGGACTTTCAACAGTTTCACGAATTTGCATACGTGCTGTAAGATTGTTTAGTCCAACCCAGTCATTATACTCTACTACTCCGCCACTGGTGTACTGAGTATAACTCAAACTATTTACCTGATTTATGGTAATTTGCGTACCACTAACCCCAGTAGCTATATACCAATTATCCTCACCCACACTATTAATTTCTTTCATTCCGCCAGCGCCCGCCACACGAAATCGCCAGCCAATGGGAATGTTTGATGCAGTAGTTGTAGTTATTACACAAGGCGCACTCCGAGAAATTTGTGAGATGGGTGTGTAAACTTTTGTTTGCGATTCCCAACGATAAATTTCTTGAAAGGTTGCACCCTGATACACTTTATAATTAATTTTAGCTGGTTGTTGCATCTAGGTATGCTCCTTGTTTTGCTAGTCGTTTAAATATACCGACTTCATTTGTTAGTGCAACTACCTCAACCTGTAAGCGTTGGTTTTCGAGTGTAAGCTTTTCTAGTTCCCTGTTCAGGGCTATAATCTGCTCGTGTAGTCTACCAAGCTCTAGGCTTAGTTTAGTATTCTGCTCACCCATTCGCTCTAGCTCTCGGTGCATAATTTGTATAATTCCCGACTCTGCTTGGGTTGCTTTCCAATTTTTTATTAGCTGCTGGATGCCAAAAAATGCGGCTACAACGGCTATAGCAATAAGGCCCAAGACTTGAATGACTTGTTCTGATATTTCTAACATTCTTTACCCTTTCTTTCCGTGCAGTAGCCTAAAAGGTTTGGCTCCTTGAAAATTTTAGTTTTGAAACGGACATTTTCAACTATTGTAACACAAGAGCATAAAGTTGTCAATGTAAAAAATACCCGCCCTGGTTTAGGGTCGGGTATTTTTTTAGTAATAATTTAAATATAATAAACTATAGTTTCTATAATTCCTGATGGATAAGATATAGCTCCTACTTTACCTCCGTATAATTGAGGCTCTATTGTAATTGTGGACTGCCAAGGTATTGAAAACTGTCCCCATATACTTATTGTAACATTATTAATACTTCTAATTAACGGAGGACCAAAAAATACTTTATCCCAATCCGAATTACTTATAGGTATAATAGGTACATAACTTGTATCTCTTCCAAAACCAGATCCATCAAATGTAGCTAAATTTATTTCTGTACTGTTAGGTTTAGTATATATTGCAGATCTTTTAGGAATTCTTCGACCACTTACAGTCATACCAATATTTAAATCAGTACTAGTATTAAATCTTAAGTATTCACTATTAGCCGCAAGTGTAGGAGTTCTTCGAAAATAAGTAGAAGGTAGTCCTGGGCCCCTAACAATATAACCATATTTTATATCATATAGTCCAAGATGTGGTATTGGTATTACTGTATCACCTCCATTATAGTACGTAAAATTATTTGTTTGAACAGTTACTCGATCTTGGCCGTATTGCATACTAAAGAAATAAATATGATAGCTATAAGTTTTACCATGTTGAATTGCGGTATAGCCAGGATATAAACTATTAGCAGCATCATCTGTAGATTCTAAAATATCTACAACTATATCTTTGGTCTCTTTACCCCACTCTGCATCAATGCCTCCATAGATATATTTTTTAAAAACATGCACAGTGCCTACAGGAGGATTAATTCCAAGAGTATGTTTAAATCTTAAAGAATCTACTGGTGCATATCCATCACCAATATTAGTTCTATACACAAGTATACCGTATACTCCGGTAAATAAATGCTGTGAAATTTCCATTGTAAGAGTAAATTTTAAATTTACTCTATAACTTTTAGTTGCATCTGTATTTCCTGGAATAGTAACAATAGGTCTAGCTTTAGTTCCATCATTTGCTATGCTAGACAATTCAAAACCATTAACAAAATTTTCACCATTATAACCTTGCGTATCAAAATCCTCATCTGGTGCCGCCGGGCTTGTTATACCATAAAGATATTTAATTTGTGAAATACTCTGTATTACTCCAAAATTGGCATTATTACTACTTACTAATTTTCCATTAAGAGCAACAACACCATCTTTTACTACAATATTTGCTGTACTATTACCAAATGCTACAGTATTGCTAGCATTACTACTTCCCCCAGTAATAACGGCTCCGCTACCGGATGTAATGGTTGTTCCTGTTACTACTGGATTACCTACTGTTAGTGATTGATTTACCAGTATAGTATTGCTACTTAATTTATCGGCTGTAATACTACCAGCACTAATTTTATCAGCGGTAACAGCATTAGCCTCTATTTTAGCAGCAGTAACAGCATTAGCATTGATTTTATCAGCAGTAACAGCATTAGCATTGATTTTATCAGCAGTAACAGCATTAGCATTGATTTTATCAGCAGTAACAGCGTTAGCCTCTATTTTAGCAGCAGTAACAGCGTTAGCATTGATTTTATCAGCGGTAACAGCGTTAGCATTGATTTTATCAGCAGTAACAGCGTTAGCATTGATTTTATCAGCAGTAACAGCGTTAGCACTAATTTTATCAGCAGTAACAGCGTTAGCATTGATTTTATCAGCAGTAACAGCGTTAGCCTCTATTTTAGCAGCAGTAACAGCATTAGCATTGATTTTATCAGCGGTAACAGCGTTAGCATTGATTTTATCAGCGGTAACAGCATTAGCCTCTATTTTAGCAGCAGTAACAGCGTTAGCACTAATTTTATCAGCAGTAACAGCATTAGCATTGATTTTATCAGCGGTAACAGCGTTAGCACTAATTTTATCAGCAGTAACAGCATTAGCATTGATTTTATCAGCAGTAACAGCATTAGCATTGATTTTATCAGCAGTAACAGCATTAGTAATAATTTTATCAGCAGTAACAGCATCATTGGCTATTTTTACACTAGTAATAGCATCAGTAGCTATTTTTACACTAGTAATAGCATCAGTAGCTATTTTTACGCTAGTAACAGCATTAGTAATAATTTTATCAGCAGTAACAGCATCATTGGCTATTTTTACACTAGTAATAGCATCAGTAGCTATTTTTACACTAGTAATAGCATCAGTAGCTATTTTTACACTAGTAATGGCATTAGAAACTATTTTTTCACTAGTAATGGCATCAGAAACTATTTTTTCACTAGTAATTGCATTTGTTTTAATATTACTTGTACCTACTATATCTCCATTAAGAGCAATAACTCCATCTTTTACTACAATATTAGCAGTACTATTGCCAAAAGCTACAGTATTGCTAGCATTACTACTTCCGCCAGTAATAACGGCTCCACTACCTGATGTAATAGTTGTGCCTGTTACTACTGGATTACCTACTGTTAGTGATTGATTTACTAATATAGTATTGCTACTTAATTTATCAGCTGTAACAGCATTAGCACTAATTTTATCAGCGGTAACAGCGTTAGCACTAATTTTATCAGCAGTAACAGCATTAGCCTCTATTTTAGCAGCAGTAACAGCATTAGCATTGATTTTATCAGCAGTAACAGCATTAGCATTGATTTTATCAGCAGTAACAGCGTTAGCATTGATTTTATCAGCAGTAACAGCGTTAGCACTAATTTTATCAGCGGTAACAGCGTTAGCACTAATTTTATCAGCGGTAACAGCGTTAGCATTGATTTTATCAGCAGTAACAGCATTAGCCTCTATTTTAGCAGCAGTAACAGCATTAGCATTGATTTTATCAGCAGTAACAGCGTTAGCATTGATTTTATCAGCGGTAACAGCATTAGTAATAATTTTATCAGCAGTAACAGCATCATTGGCTATTTTTACACTAGTAATAGCATCAGTAGCTATTTTTACACTAGT